ATTTACTAAAAAACAAAAACCTGTATTTCTTGACCTCGGTAAAAGTTCTAGTTCACACAAAAATATTAGAAATTCTATTGGTGGCAAAAAACCTACAAAAAAATCTACAAAAAAAACTAAATAAATAAATATTTAAATTATTATGTTCCCCCCAAAATCATTCCTGAAATTCCTATATACTCCGTACTCATTCGCTACATCATTCCCTACTATATTCACCTCTATTTCCCTCAATTTTTTCCCTTCCATACTCCTTATTCTCATCCCCCATCTACTATTATTCTCTTTCGATATATTTATTAAATATCTCTCATTATCTATATATACATTGTTCTCTTCATCTTTCGTAAACAAATATGTATAATACCTCTTATTTCACAAATGTTCTTCTCTATCCTAGTAGTGGATTATACACCACTTTAAAGTTTTTGGGTCGTTCTTATCCTCATAGCAAGGACGAACGGCATAACCAGCGCCATTCTTAATATTACATCTCCTTTCTCTGTATATCTCCTCCCACGAATATACTCTTGTGATATTTCTAATAGTTGCGTGGTAATATCCATCAATCATATCATCTTCTGTCTTTTTATTAGGACCTCTCGCATTTTTACCAGTTTTTTCCATTATTTTATTTTTTAATACTTTGTCATAATAATCTTTTACTTGCATATACTCATCAAATTTCTCAATCGTTGGCTCAATAAGAGCTGCTGGTTCGTCAGTTAAACTGCTTTCATCGCTTTCATTAGTAGAAATCCCGATTCTATTGAAAGTATTTGGGGGTTTGAGTTGCTGATTCTTGTCTCTTTTTGTCGTATTTGAGTTCCATCCAACATCCTCCTCAAAATTGCTGTTCCAGAGTTTTTCGTATTTGTCAATACTATCAATATTTGTATAGCAGATACTATCACCATTATCTTTGTAACCCAAAAGTCTCCCTAGACATCCTTGGATTATTACGGAATCATCAGGTGTCTCTCCTGTGTATCTTTCATAGCAGACACCAATATATTTATTGGTTAAAGTTTTTGCACATCTAAGTTTCTCTATAATAAATATAAAGGTGTGCTTTTTGGGTTTGTCTTTTAGTTTATTGTTGATATCTATAATTTCACCCTTTTGGTCGTAAGAAAGGTAATTATATTTTTTTTCTCCAAAAATCTTTTTGAAGTTTGCGATGGTAATATCCTTTGATGAACCATTATGTGTTCTAATAATGTGATACCTCGGATCTTTATACCGCTCTATATCGCATCTAAGCTCATCAAAGTTCTTCATTATCTTTTTTTCAGTTTCCTTCTTTGTTTCAGGGTCAGTATTCCTATTATAAAGGTCTCCATATTGCCTAACTCGGCACTTATTTTTCATATCAACAGAGCTTAGATATCCAACACCAGGATCAGCCAATATTTTAATAGAAGCATCCCCCCATTTTGCAAAATCATAAATTGTTCCGTTAGGAGTCGCAGAATACTCAACTATCTTAACATCATTATTATAAAGGGATTGTTTGTTAAACAAACCTGCCGCTTTAAATGTCTTGAAAATTGTATTTGTAATAGTTGACGCAATTTGTATCTCATCCATAATTATCAAAATGTTCTTCTTGCCCTTTATTTTATCGACAAACTTCACAAGTTCGTTCCTGTGAAAAACATTGTCTCTCACGCTTTCGGGAAATCGCTCCTTGGTCTGCTTCGTCCAATCACAAGAAGACAATCCAGTAATAATATAGATATTCTCAGCAGGCATATTTTCTTCCTCCAAAAAATATTTGATAGTGGCATACATGCTTCCTGTCTTACCACTTTGTGGTGGAGCTATTACCATAACGCTTATGATTTTGCGGTCTCTAAAAGCGGTTACGACGCGTGATGCAATGTCATTCTGGTTGTCAAATATTTCAATCCCGTTGTCTTCAAGTCTTTCCATCTCCAAGAAAATAATTTTCTTGGCATATCCTATGTTTTTAAGCTCTTTTTGCGAATACTCAACACGAACCCTTTCGGTTGCCACAAAATTGCTCATCGTTTATCAGGACTTATTTTGCTTTCTTTTGCTTGCTTTCGCACAGGCCTTCAAATCAATCAAGGTATATCTCAATCAATCAAAGGCAAACTTTAAGTTTATAATATGAGGCTACTTTAATCAATTTTTAAAAAATAATTAAAAATATAGAACAAATTTATCTTTATCATTTATATATCTATTCTATAATAGCAATATTCGGTATTATTTATCAAATTTAAATCACTTTTTATTTTTTATTATATTAAAATATATAATTATGAGTATATCTTTCTCGCATTTTAGTGGTGCGATATCTTTTTCTACTATACAAACTGAATTTGGAGGTACCAACCCAATTAATTTAAGCGAATATTTAATAGGGGATTACGTAAAGGGTACTAATATTCCTTCAAAGAATATAAACTACACCACGAACGTCTCCACAGCAACCCAAATATCTGTACTTAATTTTTATAATAAACGTAACTTTCAATATGATAGTTATGAATATATTGTTCCTGGTAATAGAACTGGAAGTATGATTGAAACAGGAGGTACTACAATTATAAATTTGAGTGGTGGCGGGTCTAATGCAAGTATTGGAACAGTCGGATTTCCATTTTTTTGGTTTGGAACTGATTATGGTTCTACTAATAATATACAGTGGAATACTGATAATGCTATTACATTTGGAGGAGGCAGTCTATCATCAACCAATCTGGCTTGGAGTTTACCTACTACCGCAAAAAGTTTTTTAGTAGGTGCGGACAAGGAAGGTAGAAGATATACTCAAATGTCAAAAGGATTTCCATCCTCTGTTCTTTATAATCACCAATTCAAAAGATTTATTGTGAAAGCTGCTGACAGTAGTACAGAAGGTGCTTCTTCAAGATACGAACTGGATATTAATTTAATACGAGGACCCTTCTATCAATATATAGAATTAAAAATTGTAAAATGGTTGACCAGTACACCAATGATTATAGGTACATGGAATATATCTGATGGCGTAAAATTTTATAATCCATTTACACTTAATTCCCTGAGTCCTCCTGTCGGAACTGGCAGTAGTTTAGTTTTAAGAGGAAGCTTAAAAGGAACTGATTGGGTTGCGTATCTAAATTATTATATGAATATCCCCTACGCTACTATTACACCAACCGATTATATAACTTTATCATTAGGTACTAATTTAGTTTTACGTCTAGATGGAATTAATATAGACGGTAGTAATAATACAACTTTAACAGGAGGAGGCAAAATATCATCATGGTATAATTCAGGAAAGCAGGCTGGTTTGACAACAACACAAGGTACATTAACTCGCCAACCTACTTATAATTCGAAAGGTGGGTGCATATTTAATGGTACTAACTTATTGATTTCTAATGTAGATTTAAGTTCTTATTCAAATATGAATATTTTTATGGTATTTGCAAAAAGGGCAAATGTAAATATTCAATTTTTATGGGGTCAAAGTATTGATAACCTTAGAAAAGTATACATTTCTTTTCAAACCATAGGTTCAATAACTTTTGGTGGTAGTATTTCTGAAATATTATATGATACTCCTTTAAATACTACCGTTATTGTAAATTGCGAATATAATTTGCAAAATACTGGTACAGGTAATGGAGGTACAGGTACAGGAAAAGCTTATATAAACAATAATTTAAAATTAAGCAATATTAGAAGTGTAGCTCCTGTGGGAGCTACACAAACATATTTTGGTGCTAGCACCGCATCCGCCAGCTCCGGATTTAATGGAATAATTTATGAAATTATTGTTATTAACAGAACTTTAACAGAAACAGAACGAACAAATATATATAAGTTTTTAGAAATTAAATGGGGGCCTACTTTATATAATGATGCTATAACAAGCATGGGTAATAATTTAGTTTATCGTGTTGATGGAAATAATATAGATGGTGTGAATAATACAACATTACCGGTTGGAAGTAACATATCATACTTATATAATTCCGGAAATAATTATAATAAAATAAGGCCTTTCGCGTCATCGACACAAAGTGAAGCTTTAAAAATGCCTATTTTTATTAGGAATGGTATCTTATTTAATGATGGGAAAAAAATGGGAACTAATGTACAATTAAGATATTATCCACAAATGAATATTTTTGTAGTATGGAAAAAAATGCAAACTAGTACTACAAATAGATGGTTATGGAGTGAATATTATGGACCATTTACGGAGACTAATCTATATATAAATAGATCATTATATATTGGTAGTGATACTTCTGTAACTATTGGGTTTGGAGCTGGTTCCGTATTAACAATAACTTATACTTTTCCTCTTTATGCTACTACTGTTGTAAATTGTGAATATAATACGGTAGGAACTAACGGAAAATTTTATATAAATAATTTATTATTAGGAACTTGTAATAATACTGATTTTACTAATTATGTGTCAACAGCTGTGTCAAATTACGGTTCTGCTCCAGCAACATATACTTCTAGTGACCCATTTACAGCGGATAATGCATCTTTAAATGGAATAATTTATGAAATTATAATTATTGATAAACTTTTATCAGATACCGAACGAGATAACATATATAATTTTTTAAATGTTAAGTGGGGACCTTTCTACACTGATGCTATAACAATAATGGGCGATAAATTAGTTTTACGCCTAGACGGTTATAATATAGATGGTAAGAAAAATAGTACATTAACTTCTGAATCTAAAATATCATCATGGTTCAATTCAGGAAATACATATAGTTTGACCACATCACAAAGTACATTAGCTTTACAACCTACTTATAATACAAATGGTGTAGAATTTTTAAATAATTCTACAACTGTATTGATAACTGATGTTAATTTTAACAATTATCCAATAATGAATATTTTTTTAGTATTTAAAAAAACTGTAAATGTACCCGCTGGTGGAGCAAAATACTTATGGGCAAGTTCTGACGCAACATCTGTTAAATCAGTATGGCTTTCAGATAATTACCTAAATATCGCAACAGGAGGGACAGGAGGGACAACCGTTACTGTTGAGTATACCTTTCCTATTGGCGAAACTTTCATTATAAATTGCGAATATAATACCAATTCCTCAAAAATGTATATAGATAATATACTTAAAAAAACATTTAGCGTTACAAATTCAAGTAGTACTGATGTATTTCTGACTTGTTTTGGTAATATAAGCTTATCGGCTCCTATCGCATCCACTATAAATGGTATATTTTATGAAATTATAATTATTAATAGAGATTTATTAGATATTGAACGAAATAATATATATAACTGTTTAAATAATAAATGGGATACGTATTTTGATCCTATGGGTACTAATTTAATTTTACGCCATGACGGAAAAAATATAGACGGTACTAATAATAGTACCTTAACTAGTGGAACTTCAACTATATCATCATGGTTTAATTCAGGAAATGTAGCTAGTTTGACAACAACACAAACTGATGTAGCAAAAAGACCTATTTATACAAATAATAGTGCCGTATTTAATACTGTAAGAGGATTAGTTAGTACTATAGCATTATATGATTATCAAATTATGAATATTTTTATAGTATGGAGTTTGACAACAATGCCTGATTCTGTTAGCACTTATACATTATTTACAGACGAACTATATAGAAGATATATATGGATACAAAGCTCACCGTCGTCTAGAATTGTAATTGGAACAGGATATAGTGGAACATCGCAAGCGCAGTATTTAGTATTTCCTACTTTTGCTCTTAATACTACTGTAATTTATAATTTAGAATATAATTTAGTAGGACAGCCAGCAAATTTTTATATAAATAATATATTAAAAGCAACTTTTACAACATTAATTGCAGCGAGACAGGATAATAAAGGTGCAGCAAAAACATATTTTGGATTTCATGCTGACTATGGTTATAATTTAAACGGCATAATTTATGAAATTATAATTATTAATAGAATTTTAAAAACAAATGAACGAACAAATACATATAATTTTTTAAAAACTAGGTGGAATGTACCCTAATAATAAATATATTAATTCTTTACATTTCAAATAGTATTTGACAATATATCTTTCCGTATATCTTCAAAATGTGTAAATCCTAAGCATATGTAAATAACATACGTATTAAAAAAACAAATTTTTTTAGTTTGTGTAAATAGATAATGCCAACAGTATATATTAACTATTACGATGTAAGTTATGTATCATACAATGTACTTGGTACTGTATTATCAATTCCAATATACAATTTTTTAAGGCAAGATTTTATTGCTCAAGATGCTATGAGTTGGGAGTGGTGGTGGAGTAATAACTATTGGGAATATAAAGCTACATTAGCTAATAATCTTTTTACTGGTTATTCATATAAATTAAAATTTAGAGGTCAACATCAAGAAGGAACTACTGAAAACACATCAGATAGGATGTTTTACTGGGATGGGGGTTTTCCTAGTGATTATAATGTATTTGATACAGGTAGTGAAGTTCGCTTGTATGGTTATAAAAGAGAAACATGGCTTTTTAACTTTTTTGTAATTAACAAAAGTGCTAAATCTTATACTCTAACTATAATAAATAATAATGGTGTGGCAGATAGCACAGCAACATATTATTATAATACTCGCGTAACAGTATACGCTGGTTCAAAACCTGGACACAGATTTGTTAAGTTTACTTCTAATTTTGGTGATATATCTCATGAGGGTTCATTCATATGGAATAGAGATAGTAATGAGACATTAACATCAGTATGGGAGATAATACAATATACTGTAACTTTTGAAAAAAGAATAAATGATCCTCCTAGAACATCTTATGTTACACCTTCTTATATTACACAAGACTATAATACAGCTGTAACTTTTCCTATATTAAAAGCGGTAGGTTATACTTTTGTTAGATGGGTGGATGCTAATAATAATACTTATACAACTATTAATAATTTAACAGGAGATATAACATTATATGCTGTATGGCAAAAAAAAGGCACTATAAATTTTTCAGAATTAAATAGAGTTTATAATGGAACAAGAGGAGGCAATCCTCCAAATAGAGGAGTCACTTCAATAAGTATTGGTAAATTTAGGGCAGAAAGCGGGCAAACAGGTACTAATCAAATTAAACTGATTACACATTTTCAAGGTAAAGGATTATGAACATATATTTTACTTCATTAAAATAAATGGTATAAATAAAAATAATATTGTTGTATATTTTATAATTATATTAAGCAGGTGTCTCTTCTTTCTCTATTTTATTTTTCTGAATTGCGAGCTGATATCCTTGATGTATTGTTTCATATTCTCCTCTGTGTTTAATTAAAAATTTATTCATTTCTTTTTTAACCGCAATAATTGATTTACCATAATCATTCATCCACATTATACCATTTTCTTCTAAACATTTAAAACCATTTTCTATGTCTCTTGAAATAAACTCTGGTTCATGACAACCGTCAATATATATTAAATTAAATTTTTTTCTGTTATTCGCAAAGAATTCATCAGATGTTATTTTAAATACCTTTATTTTTTCACTGTTATCACATCTTGTAATATTAATATCAAAATTTTTCTCTTGATTGTTTTTTAAATATTCAGCATGATCATTATTAGATATTCTTAAAAATGGATCAACGCATGTTAAACTAGACATTTCTCTTTCTAAAAAATTATCAGCAAAAAATACACTTGACAATCCTTCATAACTACCTATCTCTAAGATGTTAATATCATTAGTTCTATCAACAAATTTATTTAGTTTGTTTAAATTTTTTTTTAATTCACTTACTAAAAACCAATTCTGTGTGTATAAATATTTTTCCATATTTAATATATATAATTGTAATACGCTTTATATATTTTTTGTATATAACATTATTTCTATTAAAAAATGATATATTCTTAATAATATAAAATAATACAATGACTTTAAAATATATATTTCATTTATCTGACCTTCACATTAGAAATGGCGATGCTTCTTATTGTAGATTTAATGAATACAATTATGTATTTAAAAATACAGTATCATCTATTAAATCCACAATAATTACTCGAAATTTTACATTTAATGATTTTATTATTATAATTACTGGCGATATCTTTCATAATAAAAATAATATTGGAAATTATGGTCTGCTATTATATAAAACATTAGTTCAAGAGTTAACTAAAATAGGTAGGTTAATAATATTCTCTGGTAATCATGATAAAACGCAATCAAATCAAGAACAACCAACATTAGTTTATTCTTCATCTTTTGAAATTAATAATTTGACTATTTTGAATATTACTCAATCTTTTATAATTGACGATATTGGGTTTTCTTATGTTGATATTAATGATACATTAGACACTTTTAAAAATAGCGGAAGAATTCAAGATTTACCTCCATTCCCAACATTTAATACTAAGGTAAAATATAAAATAGCTCTGTTCCATGGTTCATTCGCATCTGTCAAACTCTATAATGGCGAAAATGTAAAAGATGATACAAATCCTTACCCTCTTGAATGGATTAAAGACTTTGATTATGTTCTTCTTGGTGATATTCATAAACGACAAGTATTTAATTATAAGAAAAAAACTATTTGTGGCTATTCTGGGAGCCTTATACAGCAAAACTTTGGTGAAGATATTATTGACCACGGATATTTATTATGGAATATAGAAGAGAAAACAATAGAAGAGATTAATGTTTATAATAATATTGGTTATATTAACATAAGCGAAGATGCTAATACAATATATATCAGAACAAATGGCAAATATACAGAACCATTAGAAACATATATTAGAAATAATATTAATTATTTTCCTAAAATATTAGAAATTAAATCATTTTCAAATATAAACTTTCAAACATTAGGGAATTTATTAAACTCTTTTAATATATCTTTCCAAATAGTTTCTAAATTAAATAATGTAAACAATGTAAATAATCTAAATTTCAATAATATTGAATCTAATAATATTAACGATGATGTAAATATTGACAATATGATAGATACTAATTATTTATTAGATTATTTTAAAAAACTACTATCATATGATAACTATAAAGTATTACTTAAAATAATTGAAAATAAGGAATTCCTATTGTTTGATATTAATAAATATCCAGAAGAATTTCATATTGAATGCGTAAAAAGAAATAAAGAGCTGGCTCCCATTATTATCTCGTGTAATGATATTAATGATATTGCTATCCTTAAAAAATCATTCTTAATTAAATACTTAGAGTGGGAAGGTCTATTATGTTATGAAAATAAGAACTGGGTAAATTTTAACGATTTAGATGCTAAAACATTTATGATTAAAGGTGCAAACGGTACTGGTAAATCAGCTATTTATGATATTCTTTTATTGGCAATATGGGCTACTAATAATAAATTTGATACTTACTCATCTGGATTTATCAACCATAACAAAGATAAGGGATATACTATTATTGATATTGAAATAGATAATATTACTTATCGTATTAAAAGAGATTTTTGTAGAAAAAAAGATACTTTAAAAATTAATAATAAGGCATCCGTTTTATATAAGTATATTAATCCTTCTGATTTAGTTATATTAAAAAAAGATACGGCATGTAATATTGAAGTTAAATCTATATTTGGTGATATTAATACATTCCTTTCTACATCCATGATTACGCAAAATGTAGATAATGATATTCTAGTATTAAACTACAAAGATACACTAGCAACTATTGATAAGGCTCATAATATTCAATATATTTATAACCTTTATAATTTATTCAAGACTGCTATTAATAAATATAGAGACCTAAGAAAAATTATTACTAGTAAAAAAGAGGTATATGAGAAATTACTTTTTAATGATAAAAATAGCAACATAAATGATGATGTTGTATCTCAGCTTATTGAAGAATTATCAATCTTGAATAATGATAAAAATGAACTAATAAAAACTTATGACTCAATAAATATTGATATTAATAATCCATTATATTTATCTATTGTTGATACTGATTATTCTAGTCTTATCAATAATATTGATATTAAATTAATTGTTTCCAGAGAACTTTATTTAAATTACATAGAAAAACTAAACCATTATAAGTATTCCGCAAATTATGAATTAGGTGATATGTATTCTTTATCTAAATCTTATTCTCAACAACTTGAAGACGATTTTAATAAATTAACAATTATGAGAAAACCATGCGATATTTCATTTCTTATAATAGAAGAAAAAGAGCTACGAGAACATATTAATGATACTTGTTATTTATCTAACGATTGTAATAATGAGCAATTAATGTTTCAAAAGAATGAATTGATTAGAAATAAGAAAAATTTATGTAATTTGATTTCTAATAAACCAAATAAACTACCAGAGCTTACGCGTTCTAGAAGTGTTGATAAATTAATATCAATAATTACAAAGAGATTTGGTAATATTGATGTTTTCAATGAATTTATATCTTCAAATACTAAACCACATAGTATTGACTCTGTAATATTAAAAGAATTAAGAGTATCTAAGGAACCTATAACATTAGAACATTATAATGAAGTTAAATTACAGAAAGAGGTTATCAATTCTGATATTAATAATATTAAAAATGAACTTGCTATATTTGAAAAGAATTTTAACATATTATTCTCTAAACAACAGCAAATAACCATCAAAAATATACCACAAGATAAGATAACTTACAAACAATTTAAAAGTTCTTCTTCAATTACAAAGGAATTGAAAAACTATTCTATTAATATTATTGATAAGCAAATAGCAGATTATGAAATTATTTTAAATAAATACCATAAAAAGATTGAAGATATTACTAAACTGGATTTAGAAATAGATAGTTATAATAAAGAGTTAGAATTATTAACTTCTAATGAAGATTATAAGTATAATCCAGAATGTTGTGTATGTTGTAACAGACCATGGGTATCGCGAATTAAAGAGATTAAGATTATTATTAATTCTATGAATATTAATAGACAATCTATTGATTATTCTGTAAATGAATTTAATATTATAAATGAAAGTTTAGAAAAACTAAACACAAAAAGGGCTAATTATCATTTGCTAATTGCGTGGCAAGATTATTTTAGGTTTAAAGAAGCCTATGATAAGATTACAAATGAAATGAATATCATTATAACATCTAAAAATACTTTGAATGATGAACTTATAAATAAAGAGATTGAACTTAAAAAGAGTACAGAATATACAAATTATTTCATTATTTATACTTTTCAATTATTTGATGAATTAAATAATATTAAGTTATATGATATCTATTATGAATGGGAAAAAAGTTATAATGAAACAACAATAGTTATTGAAGAATTAGAAAAATCAATTCATTACAATGATATTATTAAACCACGTATTACTAAATATATGGAACTTAAAAAAAGTTATGATGATTGGTTAATATATGATAGTAATAAACAAATAATAGACGCATACTATTATTATAAATTTAAAGAAATTATTGAAATAAATGATTTATATAATGAATACCTGTGTAATAAAAAAATGAAACCTCTTATTAAACAAAAACTAGAATTGAAAGAATTAATATCAAATAAAAATGATGATATTAAAAGCTTGAATGATAAGATTGTTAGATATACTACTATTAATACATATAATAACGAAAATAAAAATAATTATATTATATTATCAACAATAGCAGCAGAACTTGATGCGATTATTGATGTTATAGATACAATCATCGTTAACTTTCAATCATTTAGAAAAGAATTATATGAAAACTTGATACTTAATAAACTTGTAGATAAAACAAATAAAACTATAAAATCTCTATGTCATTCCAATACGAAACCTTTTAAATTAAATTATAATGTTGATATATCCAATGATACAGTACATATAAATTGGTTAATACATAATGATAATATATCTAATAAAGAAGATAAACAGTTTATTTCAGTATCCCAAGCATCAGGATTTCAACATTTTGTTATATCTTTGGCTCTTCGTATGTCTTTATATTTTAATAATTATGATGTTCTTTGTAATCAATTATTTATTGATGAAGGGTTCATTAATTTTGATAAAAATAACCTTTCAATAGTTCCATTGTTTCTTAAAAATCTTCTTCATTACTTTAATACTATTGTTATATTGTCCCATATAGATATTATTCAAGATTCAGTTGATGAAACCGCGCTAATTAATTACATAGAAGGGAATAGCGAGTCAAATATAAAATATAATGATTGTAAAATTTTAAATGTGATAAAATGATGATGTATAAATATAAATCTTTATTAAAAATAGTGATAATAGATATATAATGAGTGACGGAAAAAAAAGAAAGCGCGAATCACAAGAAAAAGAGAGCGAATATCCAGAAGAAAAAAAATGCGCGGTCTTTCAGCCAATAGATGTAGCGAAAAATATAGTAACAGTTTTACCTTTAACGGTACCAGAAGATGAAGACAAATTTACTACGAATGTTGTTAATATGGAAGAAGATGTTATGGAAGAAGATGTTATGGAAGAAGATGTTATGGAAGAAGATGTTATGGAAAAAACTGATTCTTTTGAAGGTAAAGAATTAAATACAGCTTTTTGGAAAAATTTAGAAACAACAAAAAAAGAGGATATAAAAATATTAACAGGCACATACAATCCATGGCTTTCTGTATTACAATTTGGAAAGAAAGTGAGTAATGAATACTTTGATGAAATGGTTGTCGATAAACAATCTTTTGATTGCCGTCCTTCTATTAAAGATGAAGATATTGATGGTGAAAATATAAATATTAAACCATTATGGCTTCTTGAACAAGTTATTTTAGGAGATCGTAAGAATACATCATTTTTTTGGATTAGAGCATTTAAATTATCTGTTAAATTTGAATTAGAAGAGATGAGGACGATGATGGATAAACCTTTCTATACAAATAATATAATTGAACATTGTGCAAATATTTGCTTTGTGTTTCATTCATTTTTATATATGATGATAAATTTTTATTTTAATATAGCGGAAAATGATCAAGAATATAATACTAAAAATTCAAACCAGGGAGAAAAGTTTGTGTTTATCTTTTTAGCACTATTAAAACAAAATAGTGATGAAATAGATACATTTTTTATGGATGAATATGAAAAGCTTTTTTCAAACCCTGATTCAGAATCAATACAAGATTCACAAACAGACGAAAGCTTTTTTAATAATACAACATTTTTAGATGATTATTTTGGTATTGATATAGATGCACCTAGTACAAAAAATGATAGTGTAATTACCGTGATAGAAAAAAAGGTAAATAAATTGTGGGAAATTATTGAAAGTAAATGGAAAGGATCATTGGCAACAACTAATGGGGAAATAGGAACTAACAAAAAAAAATGGAAAGGAAAACATTGGGAATTATTATTTAGCTCGTATCTTAAAATTGAAACTGTAAATAATAATTTTTGTAAGCAGCTAAAAATCCTTAATCGTGATTTATTACTTAAAATTGTTGATACTGGGGGAGGTGGTAGTGACGCAGCTGATATATCAATTATTTACCAAGTTGAAAAAGAAGATAAAGTAAAAAAGTATTGTAAACTAATGGTTAGTATAAAAAATATGCAAAATGGTGGTGTACGTCTTGGCAAAGAAATATCATCTAAATTGTATATTCTATGGATGGGTCTACCTATGATTGTTTTAGAGTACATAAAAAAAAATAGTGGCAGTACTCCTGTTATTCAAAGATTAAGCTATCTTCTTGATTGTAAAGCTAACAGTATAAATAGTGTATATGACAGTGTAAGATGTGGAGAACTAGGATATAATAATATGATAATTTTTGATTTTGTTATGAGAGAATTATTTATACATTTTTATACTGAGTTCACTACGTTTGATGCGATGTTTAAGATAGCTCTGATACCGGGTACAGATTATTACGAAAAACTTGATTTGAATCAAGTATGTAAAAATTATTTAAAAGGTACGGAGTTTAATTTTTGGAGAGTTCATGAAATAGCAAACAAAATAAAACAACTATCAAACAAATTTCATATACAAGAAATATTACAGAGTTATCAAAATAGACAAATAGCAGGTATACACGACGATAATAAACAATTAAAAGGTAAGGTAGCAAATTTAATATTAAAAAATATGCTTTCTGATTCTGATGTTATGCGTATTCTTTCATATTTAACTAACAAAATTCCAATAGAAGTTGATAATAGCTTGATGACAAAAGAATATTTAGCAAACCCAAAAAATTATCATTTTCATACTGTTAGTCTTTCCCAAATTTTAAAAACATTAGTATTAGGTGAATGTTATGGAGATAGACGCGAAACAAATAAAACTAATACAATGCTTCTTGTAGTAACAGAAGAAGAAATTTTAGCGGTTTCAACAAAATATAAAGATGACATGATGTCTTATATATGGGCAACAGGAGAAGAAAAAAAAGGGCTTCCATTAAATAATAGCGAATTGGATTCTTGGAATAGGAGTAAAGTTTCTAAGGTTACTACTCTAACATCTTCTGATAGATTTAAAGTGTCAGTAACACAACTTTCTCCCAAGGCAGTTCTTGTGGGTATTCCTACAAGCAAAACTGAAGTAGATACAAAAAAGGAGATAAAATATTTAGAAAAAAAGAAGATGGTAAATTTTGAAGATGATGAATATGATAAATATGTTGTGAAATCTAATAATTTGGCTTATAATAAATATTATAAGCAAATGATTAGATTTTTAGCTAACTACAATATTATGGGATACCATGACCAAATAAGTAAATGTGCACAAAATGTAGCTACTATTACAATTGCTGATTCAAATGAAGGTTCTTCTCAACTTGAAAAACCATCTAAATTTGTAAGAAGTGCTAGCTTACGAATTCGTCACAAAGCAGGTATTGATCAGCCAAATTATATTTATGCCTATTATAATAAAAATCATAAAGGGAAGGATGTAGATAATGAAGAATTTATTAACGTACTAAAACAATTATCACAAGCTATAGCTGTAGATGACAAAGAACGAACAATTGTGTTTAATGCTCTTACAAATATGTTTAACGAAAAAATAAGCGATGGAACATTTTCAAAGGAATTTGTTTTAAAAGACCTCTCGCAAAATTTTAGTGCTGCATTAGATATGCCGGTTAAAAAATCTGAATTTTTAGGAAACCGTCCAGCGTATACCCGTACACCTTCTTCTGAACAAAATATGGAGGACGCCGATATGAGTATGGGAGGTGGAAAAAAAATAAATACAGGAATTAAAAAGAGTTTTAATGGTAAAATGAAAAATATATATAAAATAAAGGGTTCAAACTCATATTATATTATATATAATAAAAAATTAATATCAGTAAAACAATATAAGAAAGAGCTTCTTTTAAATAAATCAAGTCCAGTGAAACCATCAAAACAAAAGCAAACACCTTCACCAAGTCCAGTGAAACCATCAAAACAAAAGCAAACACCTTCACCAAGCCCAGCAAAACCAACAAAACAAAAGCAAACACCTTCACCAAGCCCTGTGAAACCACCAAAACAAAAGCAATCACCTTCACCAAGCCCTGTGAAACCACCAAAACAAAAGCAAACACCTTCACCAAGCCCTGTGAAACCACCAAAACAAAAGCATTTACCTTCACCAAGCCCAGTGAAACCATTAGTAGATAAATCCAACATATCTAAATATAATTTACGTATAGAACAATACAAAAATAAAAAATTATCTAATTATTTTATTAATAAACTAAAAACTCACATAGGTGATAATGATGACAAAAATAACATATATAAAATAGGTATTAAAAAAATAAAAATGATACTGAAAGATATTTACAAGATTAATAAATAATGTTCATTAATTAAATTATATATATTATTAGCAAAATACTTAACTATTAGTACGTTTTCTTTTTTTTTGTTCATTTTTTTTTTCAATAGTTAATATAACAGGTTTATGATCTGAAACATTACCATATAAATTACTAACTTCTTCTCCTAAATCATATATTTCAGTAGTGAAAGTATATTTACTTTTTATAGATTTCTTAACCCAAATATGGTCTATTATATTATTACCTCTAGAATTTGTAGGATTTAAAACAGCACTAGCGGCACTAGCAGCACTAGCAGCACTAGCGGCACTAGCGGCACTAGCAGCACTAGCGGCACTAGCGGCACTAGCAGCACTAGCGGCACTAGCGGCACTAGCGGCACTAGCGGCACTAGCAGCACTAGCGGCACTAGCGGCACTAGCGGCACTAGCGGCACTAGCAGCACTAGCAGCTCCAACCTTACTTGCATCGCCGACTGCTATATTTATAGGTTCTACATATTCATAACCATGTTCTATTAATAAGGCAAATGGCGCATTATTCCAAGAAATAACATGCTCTAAACTTAAATTTTTGTTATTACTGTCTCTATGAGCGCATTTTTTTATTAAGTTTAAACCATAAGACGTACGCATATGTAATGAAAATGGATTTATAGGACTGTTTTCCTCTTTTTTGATTTTTAGTAGCTCATTATTGCGATATACTTTGTAATATTTAAATTGATCATCATGCATTTTTTTTAACATTTTGTCATCATTACAATAAACAGAATTAAAATCACCTAATATAATATCTGGTGTCGATTTTAATACTTCTTTCAATAATCCAAGTTTAATATCTAAATATATTTGAAATGTATTATCATCTAATTCTAAATCTACAAAACGTCCTCCTTCTAAATGTAAATTTGCTATTCTAATTCCAAATTTACTATCATCTATAATTATAGCATTCCGCGGAACAACACCCCTATAAAATGGTAGTGTCCCTTTATTATGGCTGTTAATACAAGAAGAAAAATGAAACCTATCACTTTGATTAAGTTTTGAATATGCTTTAACACTTTCATGTGTATCATCATTGTCATCAATATCGTCTTCTTGTGTAAGCAACAATTCTATATTATTATCACTAATTAGTTTATTAAAATTTTTATCAAAAGTATGTGGATATGATTTATACCCATTCCATGTATAAACATTAAATGAACATAATACAAATTTATCTCCACCACCAATTTTCTTTGATTTTTGTTGGATTAGATGCTTATGTTCTTTTTTTATTACTCCATTTTTTTTAAAGTATTTTGTTATATTAACATTATTATTTTTATAAATAACATAAAAAGTACCTTCTGTTGTTTTATATAATTTTCTATATCTATTATTTATAAAAATATTCATTTATTTTTATCAGTGTCCTATAAAAAAGAAATACTATAAATAAGGTTTATTATTATAAATAGCATTTTTTGATTATATAAAGAATATTATAAATTATTATTTATATGGAAGGTTTAATAGATACACGAAACGAATATATAGAACATATACAAGATATTTTAAGCGTTGCAATATCAAAGCGTATATATGCGTTATATACTGAAACAATAGAAGATAAGAAAGGTATTAAGGGTTTTCAAAATGAATTATATAGTATACGTAAATGGAATAATAATATAGTAAGTGATGAATATAAAAAGATAGTAAAATATACAAAATGTAAATATTTATCAAATCTCATTAAAATAATTATAATTACAACTATAAAAATAAAGATATATGAATACAAAGAACAATTTGATAGTATTAAAATAAAAATACCAAATCCAGAAGATTTTGTTCATAAATGCTACATAAATGCTGCTTCATTCTCTTGGAAAAACGCATATTTATATAATAGAAACAATATTAAAGATGCTGAATATCAAAACAATCTTAATATAATTGAGGAGAATATAAGAGCTATTATTAAAAAAACATTTAGAGACTTTATACCATTTGATGAAATATTTAAACAAATAGAAGATAACCTTACAGATAATGTTAAACAATTTAAAAATACTGATGAAGATGAAAATATTAAAATAAAAGATACTAAAAAAAATAAGAAGGATGATAAAATTATAGCCGACGACGATGAAGAAGAAGATGATAATGAGGAAGATGATGAAGAAGATGATGAAGAAGATGAAGAAGATGAAAATGAGGAAGATGATGAAGAAGATGATGATGAAGATGATGAAGAAGAAGACGATAATGAAGATGATGATGAAGAAGGTAAAGGTAAATATGAAGACAAAGATGAAGAAGAAGATAACGAAGAAGGTGAAGAAAAGGACGGTGAAGATGAAGAAGATGAAGAAGATAAGGAAGAAGAAGATGAAGAAAAAGACGGAGAAGAAGAGCTAAATAATGTAGTATCTTATCAAATTGAAGAAAAAAACAATTTGCTCTCAGAAGATATTTGTATTAATAAAATAAATGAAAATAATATAGTAGATATATCATTTAAAAATAGCAATGATGAATATACAAAGGGCACTAGTAAAAATGAAGAGAATGGCAAAGAAATATCATTTACCAAAAGCGAGCAAACAAATACGCAAGCGACAGGGTGGAATACTGAAAAAGAAAAAAAGGATATTAACAACGAATGGGACAGTATTAAAGGCGAATATAATGAATTATCGCAAAATAAGATGGGTTATAAAAAATATGAAAATGAAATCGTCAGCAAAAAATATGCTGATATTGATGATGATGCTAAAAGTGTGTCAAGTGAAGCAAGTGCGTTAAGCAATTTTACAGATATAAGTCAGGTTAAAAAGATACATATTAGTGAAACAACAAGTAAAAATAGAAAACCTAGTTTTTTTTAATATAATAAAATAATGTTAAAAAATATTAAATCTTAATCTTTTTACCTTAGGTTTCTCTTCTTTAACTTTTGGCTTCGTTGCCTTATTTACCTTAGGTTTCTCTTCTTTAACTTTTGGTTTTGTAGCCTTATTTACCTTAGGTTTCTCTTCTTTAACTTTTGGTTTTGTAGCCTTATTTACCTTAGGTTTCTCTTCTTTAACTTTTGGCTTTGTTGCCTTATTTACCTTCGGTTTCTCTTCTTTAACTTTTGGCTTTGTTGCCTTATTTACCTTCGGTTTCTCTTCTTTAACTTTTGGCTTTGTTGCCTTATTTACCTTCGGTTTCTCTTCTTTAACTTTTGGCTTTGTAGCCTTTTTATATTTCCCACCAACACTTGGATTTTTACTCGATTGTGCATCACTTAAATTTTGTAAACTTATTTGCATTGAAGATAATTGTAATTCATTACATCCTTTACTTAAACCTGCTAATTCATTAATTATGATTGGTAATAATTTTTCTATACCGCTTACATTTTCCCTATTACCATTAATAGATATAAAAGGTATATTATTATTTTCAGTTATTTTTAAAAATGCGTCACTTTTATGATATAAACTTTGAACAGTAACACTACCTTGGAAAAATTCATTAATACTTTCTTTAACTTTATGAATTAATTTTTTTGTGTTTGGGTTATTACGATCTTTGTCGTTTTCGTCTTTGCATTCTACCTCAAAATGGTAGTAAAGATATTGTTTAATTTCAATATTTGAATTAATTTTTGCTATTTTATCTTTTAATTTACATAAAAATTTCACTAATATTAATAAGGTTTCGCAAAGATAAATAAGGGTTAAACATTTACTTATATTTTTTTCGTTATAATTATATATTTCAATTATCTTAAGTATATAAGTATATATATCCCTATATTTTTTATTTAGTTCAGAATATATTCTTATACTAATTTCTAGATCTTTTATATAAGGTGGTAATGTATTTTGTAAAGTAGATCTTGCATCAGTGCCGCAATTGTGTTTGCCTTTATTTTCTGTTTCTCTTTCTTCAATAGCAGGATTTATATTTTTTCCTAATCTTATTAAACTTTCCATACAATTATTTAAGCGTTTAATATAATCAACTTTCTTAGATAAATTATAATCATCGCTTGTATAGTAAGGTATATCTACCTTAGGATCAAGATAATCTACTAAACGTAACGCATGAACAAATGCTAAACAACATGTTCTAGTTTCTTCTAGTATAATATTTACAAAATTTTTAGTTACTGTTGCCAAAACTTTTTGTATTTTTATATTATCATTTAATTTTTCTATAATTATATCATCATTTGTCAAAATTGTTTTCTTAAAAAGATTAAACTGGGTTTCACGTGAAATTCCATCAACAGTTTGAAATGTTAATATAATTTTAGAACTAACAGATGCTATTTGTCTGTTTAATGATTGAATTAAACATTTATTATAAAACACTTCAACGCTAATAGTTTTATTATTGTCATTTGGTATTGCGCTTATACTTAAATATCTTTCCATATAAGAAGCATCAATTATATATTGTAAAAATGTTGGTAATACTGACGAACGTGTATAACCTTTTATTTCGAGTTCCTTACGTTTATCTGTTATTAACTTTTTAGCTTCGTTTTTATCTGGTATAATCATTGCTGTTATTATTGCGGCATTTAATGTATCGTAGTCTTCTTTTAAGTTAATTCTAGCAAAATGAAAATCTTGATCATATCGAACAGTTTCACTTAATATTTTATTGTTTAATCTAGCAATCATCTTAACCTTACTATTATAGGCCTTTGCGGTATATAGAGGTTTACCTGTTTTTTTATGCGGTGTTTTATTTTTAAAATCATACGCCATCACCTTGTTTGCTGCTGACAAAATTTGTCGCGATCTTGGTGTCATTTTGGAAATATTTTCATTCTCGGCAATATGCGCGTCAGCAGTTCTATTTGCTCTACGTTCTTCCTCTTCTTCTTCTTTTTCTTCAGCTAAAATTTTTTTTTCTACGGCAGTAATCTTCATCTTTGAAGGCATTCCCCCATTTAATGGATTACTTAGTTCATCATTTGGACAATAAGAAGTTTCTTTATTAATTTCAAGTTTATCTTCTTCCTCTACTAATTTTTCTATATATATGTTATCTATACCGATAATTGTACTTCCGTCAAAAAATTTGAATCCTAACCCTGTTAATTTTCTTTTAAAATTTGTTTTATACCATTTGGGAAAAGAATCCCAATATAAAAATCGAATTGATGATCCTTCAGGATTATAATTAGTAGCACTACCTGTTCCTCCTAAACAATGAATATTTAAACATAATGCTAAATTCATAGCTGATTTATCATGTGTTAAAAAATATATATTATCAATTGTTTTAAGTTTATTTCCATTACTAGAATTAATATCTAGTATTAAATCAAACCTATTTAAAATATACACAACAAACATTTTAATAAAATCTCCAGCAGTTTTGATACACATTAATAAACATAATACTTTTTTACGAATTATATCAATATGAACACCTGGGCGAATAATTATTAATTGTTCTATTAAATTATTAATTAAGACACGGACTTCGTTATATTCTTTTGGTAAATTTAATACTTTTAGAGATGCCATATCTGGATATATAGCTGATGTTAATTTATCAACAGTAAAATATCCGTGTGCCCCTGTTTTTATAATAAAAGGAGCACTAATACCTTCGATATATAGTTCAAACGTTTTAGGGCTATATGAAATTGGAGAAATTGGAGCCTTTTTAATCTTTATATTAATATCATCTAATGGTGTAAGAACAGATTTTAATACACTAATCGCAATATTAATAATACCTGATGCTACATCATCTGGCATATCAGCATTCATGCTTGTATTTCCAGGTATACAATCTCCTCCGGAATCAAAATCCGAACATAATCCTGTTATTTGTCGTGCTTCGTCTGATAATCTTCTTTCAATACCATGTTCATCTTTAAATAATGTACCTATTGGCGTGAAATCAATACAACAAAACTCTGGAAATCTTTCTCTATATTTATTAGTACGTGAAATTGGGTCACTGTCAGATATAATATTATAAACAAGTGAATTTAATCCAGAATAGCAAGTAATCATATCTAGATCTTTTTCTTCCTCTGCTTTATCTTGAATTGATTGTAATTTATCTGCCAATGGTTTTTTGACATCTTTATCATTATAAGCAAAAAAATTTGTACAATTTTTAATTCTATCAATAGAGCGTTTTGCGTGGATGTCGAGAAAATCTTTCATAGTATCTATTAAAATTCCTTTTGATAAACAATCTTTGCAATTACTCATTTCTTTTTTAATTATTTCAAGATCAATACCTTTTGTTGCTTTCCTAATGTCATCATCTTGTAAAATAAATACTAAATTTCTATCTAATGTTAAATCAAAATTGACATCATTTATATCACTTTCATTATAATCTATACGAGGTATTGGGCATAGTTTAATTAAATCAGACATATTATATAATTATCTATTATATAATAATATATATAATAATATATACAACCTTACCACCTTAATATATTACACATACCAAAAAGAAAAATTTATTGTTTCCTTATAATATGTATTATTAGTAATTCGCTTCATATATTAAGGATATATCCTTTTCTTATATAAAGATATATATATTATTTACCATCAAATATGTTAAAGAAAAACTCTTATTGTTTCCTTTGTTATTCAGCAGATAATATAATATATACTAAAACATTATTTATTTGTAAGAAATGTAGTGTTCCAATAAAAAAATGTGATATTTGTGGATTTTATTGTGATGATAAATGTTTAGAGTTATTTAATAAATGTATGTCAATATCTAATTATTAATATGATGACTGCTTCTTTACTTTTATAAGCTTAGAGTTTTTCTTTTTTACAAATACACCAGGGTCATACTCTTCTATGTCTTCACCATCATCATTTGTCAAACCCATTAAATCGCGTTGGTCTTGTAATGCCTGCATCTCCCAAAGATCAGGAGCGCACATTTTATAATGAGGATCTTCTGCCTTGTACCAAAAAACAATATCAGATATGTTATTTGATTGCACCTTATTATCAATAACTAGACATTCGTAATTTTCAGTACATTGGTTCATTACTTGGTTGAATACATCAAAAGTAGGAAACATCCCAGCATAATGATTGTATATTTTTTCTCTTTCTTTGACTATATTATTACGAAAAATAAAAACATAGTCAATATTTGAACGCAAGTCAGGAGGTAATCCTAACCCATGTTGCATAGTAATTAATAGGAATATTTTGTAATGCCTCCCATTCATAAAAATACACCTAATATTTTTATCTGTCATAGCAGATTTATTATACATACAATCATCTAATATTAGAAAAGCACGCGGGTCAATAGAAGATGTTCCATGTCTAGACATCTCTCTTTTGCGCTCATTTGTTATACTTATTTGCCTTGTTAAAAACTTACTTATTAGTTTTTCTTCTAATTCGTCATATATTAACATTTTTGGAATAAATTTTTCAAAATATCCATTAGCGCGTTCTGTTTGCGAAACTACAACTCCGACGGGTATATCCTTGTTATAACTAAGAATGTCTTTCATACAATAACTTTTTCCTGTATTACGCTTTCCAATAAAAACAACAACAGAATCATTCTTAATTCTTTTTGGGTCAAACTTTTTAAGTTCTAGTTTCATTTAATTAATAATAACAAAAATAATATATTATATGTATCACATCAAATATTATATTAAGAATATATTTAAGAATATATTTACTATAACATTTAAGATTATTACATATATATTTATGAATCATTATTGGATTAACATAGATCGCTCAATAGACAGAAGAGCTTTTATGGAGGAGCAATTTAAAAATAATAAATTAAGCAATAAAAGAATTCCCGCAATAACACCAAATGATTTTGATAATGTATTAGAAGATAAACGTCCATTGACATGTAAACATCCAGGTTGTGTAAGTTGCGAATACGAATTTGCTTGTATTTCTAGTCATATTAAAGCACTTATTGAAGGATTAAAAAACAAAGATAACGAATGGTTTGTTGTTATGGAAGATGATATTGTAATTCCTTTTGATATTAATTATAATAAACTTATTAGCGAATTGCCTAAGGATGCCGAATTAGTTCAATTGCTAATTTTATATGGACCAACTGTAAAACACCTTTATCATATGTCAATTACACACAATGTTCATTTTATAAAATGGCAATATTTATTACCTTCAACCGGCATGTATATTATATCTCGTATAGGAGCTGAGAAATTAGTAAATAAATTTTTTAAAAATAACAAATATAATTTTACTTCATGCGAATACCAAGTTGTAGCGGATGTTGCGTTATATTCTTCAATAACCTCTTATGCCACAACATTTCCATTTGCATATCCTAACATAGATTTAATATCTGAAATTCATCCAGACCATTATGAAGCACATAAAAAAACTGTTGTAGATATTAAAGGTGTAATAGATACTGCTACATTTAATAATAAAATTCCATATATATAAAACGTATGTTCAACAATATTATATAATATCTACATAGAATGTTCCTTAGAAGAACTCTTATCAACAATGTTATATTTTTCATTAAAAAAATAGATTACTATTAATTGTTTACGGTGATCTCTTAATTTATCTGTGCAATATAAGATATAAGATTCATCTTTCCCATTTAAATTTTTATTTTTAATCCATAATTTGAAAAGATTATTATATAATATAACTGATTCATTAATAAGCGGGTATTTGTCAATTTTATTTGTTGCCAACATCTGAGCTTCTTCTGCGAGTCCAATTATATGTAAGAAATGCTTTGTAATACAGTCGCGACATCTTTTATTTTTATTAGTAAGATGTTCCTCTAATAATATTGATTGTTTAATAATTTGTTGCATATTATATCGCGGGTCGCTTACAGGGTCAATAGAATCACAAGTAGAAGTACATGAACCATCATTTTTTTGCTTGCTATAATTTATATTTAAAAGAGTAGCTTTATTTGAATTGCTTCCATAACCAAAGTTATGATCACTATTATAATGGATATACCATAATATTATTATTGTAGATAGTACTATCGCAAAAACAATAATTATTGTTTCTAATATATTCATTAAATAAATATTAATTCTACTAATATCACAGAAATATATTATATAGATATTATTAACATTATAATAATAGATATAATGATTATTGAAGATTTGGAAGGATTAGAAGGATATAAGAAACTTGGTAGTTATTTGATTGAAACATGGAAACATAGAGGATATGGTCATAGGATATTATATAATAAAAACAATAACCTTATCCTTCTATACTCTACAATCTTTCTATTATTTATTAGTTATCGAATTAACCTTAACCTATTTACTTATCTTTTCATTGTAAATTCCGTTAAATAAAGTATTATCTAAACAATCCTAAATAATAAATATTATAATATAATAGAATAGATAAAAAATGTTTGGTTCCGCAGAATTATTTTTAGAACATTTCTACGCCGGATCAAAAACTGGTTCAGGTGTAGCGTCAGGCGCAATAGCAGGTGCTTCAACAGGAGCATTAGTCTCAGGTGGTTCAGCTGCTCTTATGAGTAACTCAGGATCTAATAATGTTGAAAAATGCCCTCTAACAGATGATAGTCTGTACTGTCAAGTTAGCAGAACAGCAGGTATTACTGGGATGGTAGTATATATATTACTCATGATAATATTTGTCTTGGCGTTTTTTTACTTTGTATATATGTTTTTTAGAAGCAGAGGAAGTAATGTTAGTAAAAGTATAAGGAGCGGAAAAAAATAATTACGCAAAGGCAATTTATTTTTATATAGTAATATATATTTGTATTTACATATGTTTTACTAATTTAATTTATCTTAATTAAAAAATGATTGTTTATCTTAATAAAAGATAGTATAAGTAATGTTATACATTTATGTTCTGCTATTACAGAATGATAAATATTATATTGGTAAAACATCAAATCCGCATTTTAGATTTGATAATCATTTTATAAATAAAGGTTCAGAATGGACGAGACTTCATAAACCAATAAAAGTACTAGAATTAATTCCTAATTGTGATGATTATGATGAAGATAAATATACATATAAGTATATGGATATATATGGTATTGATAATGTAAGAGGCGGTTCTTACACTTCTACAATATTAGATAAAATAACAAAGGACCAACTTATAAAAATAAGTAATAGCATAAATAATAGATGCTTCACCTGTAATAAATGCGGCCATTTTACAAGAGATTGCGAAGATAGAGTTATAGTACATCAACCCGCACCTGCAAAACTAATACCACAACCACCATCTAATGATTTTATTAATCTAGAAACATTATTGAGATATTCACCTAATATAATGCTACAAAATATCAAAGACTTAGATATAATTAAACAGCTAAAAAATTACAAAATAAAAGTAGGTGATAGAATATTAAATTATAAAAATGCTGAATATAGTTCATTAAATGACATTATTGATGATGCCACAAAAATATATAACTATGATGAAAATGATTTAGCCAAAATACCTGGAATTAGTACTACATATATTGCAAAGGAAATAAAAGACAAATATTTGCTTCCTTCAAAAATCGGTTTCTATCAAAATATAGCGGAGCTACTTGAACAATTATCAAAAGATAAATGTAAATTAATTCAATCTGGTAGTATATTTTCAGAGATTGAATATAATATTATAAATAACACTTAGTACACTTAGTATATATTAGTATATCAAGATAATAATAAATATACGAAGGTTGATAAAGTATATAATGTTGTTCCCCATACTGTATCAATAATACCGGTTAATACATCTGTATCTTTGTAAATTGAAAGCGATGTAAAATTATATATCCCAAAAATAGAAAACCCAACAGCACCTCCATACATAAAAGATTTTAATAATTTATTTTCAATACTATTATTATCCCCATTTTTAATATTTTGTAATGTGAAAGGTATAGCGACATATATTATTGAAAATAGTATAATTATATATGTAATTATAGCATGTTCATATCGTAAATTGATAGCTGATTTTTGAACTTTTAGAATAGCTTTTGAATAATTTTTGTAATTCAATGATATCCAAGCTATGTCTAAAAATATAATTACTAAACATAAAATAAAATATTTTAAATATATATTCATATAATCTCTATATTATATATATGATTTTATTTAAAATATACTTAAAAAAATTATAAATATAAAATGATTTATTTGTTTATCTATTACCTTTCCAATAGTTAATTTCGCATAAAATTGCCTTCTCATATAGTGTTAATTTATTATTAGTATCTTCTGTTTGCTTTTGATTTATTTTTTCTTGATCTAATAGTAATTCATCAATTATTGAATCAAAGTTAATTTCTATTACAGCTTCTAAAACAGGTGCAAAACTTTTTGTTCTATATCGTATATATCTATAATTGTTGATTTTATTTAATTTTATTGTCATCCTTTGCGTTTTTAAATAAACAAGTTATTATATAATTATATTATTATCTTTATAGCTAATAAATTAAATTTGAAAAAAATATCTATATATAAAATATAATGCATTGTTTAGGGTGTGCTATCTATTTACCTTCTTTTGATGATATACTTAAATATTTTAACTTAGAAAGAATTACATAATTATAAATTATTGTCATTTACAAATCGAAAATGACAGTTATTACTTACATCAATATATTTGTCCATTTTATTTTTACCATAGCCATAATATTCTTTAATATCTTTTGGCATATCTTTTATTTTACGCATATCTTTTGATTCAGATATGGGAATATTTTTGAATAACTCATATATTTTCATATGATCAATTGAGATGACTGGTTCTTTATCTTCTTTAAATTGCAAATTTTGCTTATTCATATCATTTATACTAAGAATACCACCAGAGAATGAATCTGATTTATATTCTTCTAAAATTAATTCTTCTAGAATTGCGTCTTTGTATAAATTTGAATTATGAATATTTATTTTGTCAAATAAGCTTTTTATAAAAATAATAAAATCGGTACTAACAGCCATATTAGTACAATTTTTATAAAAATTTGCTCGTTCTAACAAAGTATCCTCAAGATTTTTAATTAAATTAAATAACTCTTTATATTCTTTTGAATCATGGCTTAAAACCCCCTTTTTACCAGTCATATTACTATTTTTTGTATATCCTTTTAATGTATAATTAATAAAGAATAAATAATTTTCAGATACCGAATGAATAATATTTATTAATTTTTTAATTCTTTCATGACACCATATAAAATGCTTTCTTAAATCTTCATCACTTGCCTCCAAATATTTTGTAAATAAATGCTTCCATTTTTTAATATATTGTATATGTTCTCCATGCACAGAATTTATATGCGTAGATGTAAATACTGGATTAATTACACCATTTAGATATGCACCAGCATCTTTGAACGCTTCTATTTTATCTGCGTATATTTTACCATCATCTTGTTCACCAAAAATGTTAAGTTTTTTATTACTATGTTTAATACTATCAAATTTAAATATACAATCAATAAGGAAATTATTAATATTATATTTGAATTTATTTGTACGATTATTTTTGTAGTCTTTTGACAAAATACCTGTGGATATAGGATTTTTAATGAATGATAAGCCTAGAGATGTAATTTTTGATTTATTTTTACCATGAATAAAAATATAATCTAGACAAGGTATGTTAAGTGCCTTATAACAATCTTTAATAAAATGCTGATGAATGCTATATTTAATATCTTCAAAACTACCTAAAATAATTGGTATTCCTCTATCAATATATAGTTCATATTCTTGACCAAGACTGAAATATAAAAATTCATCTTTTAATTCTTTATTTGACATATTATGTTTATCATTTATTATATTATTATTTAAATTTTTTCTTTTTATTTTGTATAATTCTAATTTGTCATTGTTATGTGGTTCCTTCTCAGTTTTCCATAATTCTCCTATAATATAAGCACACTTTGGCATTATATTATTATTTGTTGTTATTTTATAAGTTACGTATTTATTAACATCCTTATTTTTATTTTGGTCTAATAATTTATCATATAGTAAATTATTTTGTTCAACTGATGGTGTTCTATACAATTTACAAAGAATAACACAAAATCCACCCATATTAAACTCAGTAATAATTTTAATTCTTGATAATGGTAAAATAAGTATTTGGTTCAAAGGGTCTCTTAAATTAATATATGTATATGCATCTTCTACTTCAAATATATATATAAGCCCAGCATTATTTTCGTTAATCCCAGAATAATAAGATGCTGTATAAACATTTAAACTGGTTGATAAAAATCCTAATATCTCTATATCTACACCATTCCCTCCAACAGTATGTAATCTATTTTTTGTTCCATGATATAGATATATTTTTTTATTATTATATAAGGGATCTATATTTTTATCTTTATAAAATCCGATAGTATTTATAATTCTTAATGTCATTGCTTGAATTCTATCAGGCATTAGAAGAGATTTTACAGAAGCATATTCATCAGTTATTACCTTGTATATTGTTTCATTCAAATATTTACTGAACGGAGCTATGCCATTATTTTTATAATCTAATTCTAATATTTTAAGAGTTACTTGATCTATATTAAATGGTTGCCATTTTGCTATCATAGGATAACAATATTTCTGATTTGTATCAGATTTTAGATTTTTATGATTTAAAGGTATCCATGAAAATAATGGGTAAGTTCCTGTATATTCATAGTTATAGTACATATTTTGCTTATGTGTATCAATATTTTTTACAATATATGTTGGAGATTGTACATTCAGTGAATATAATATATTCTTACGTATCATATCAGTGTCACCATATTCTGTCTCATTGTCAGCATATGAAAAATCACTCATATCCTTTATTATTTTATCATACTGATCCTTGTGTATTGTTGCTTCTTTTGCGATACCAGTAATAGTTGGAAGTTTGTTCAATCTATCATTAATTATTTCTACAAGATCAGAAAAAGGTATATTTGCAGATATAAATGGGTCTGATGTTCTACAAAAGATAAATTCAGGCAATAAACCATTTGTTATATTATAGTTAATATTTAATTCTTCAATAATTTCTTTTGCGAATTTTAATGAATCTGGAAACATATAATGATTGAAATTTAATCTTGTATAATAACTGGTATTAAGTTTATTATATTGTATCATATGATTATCATATTTTTTTTGACCAGCAGCATTAGCATATACATCATATCTAAATGCTTCAAACACATGCTGACGATTTAGTAATGTATTTAGATAATAATTTTCTATTGTATTTGGGTTTAATTCAACATTAGTATGATCTACAATTTTTGTCAAATCATTCTTCTGATATATTACTTTTGAATTATTATAAAAGTATTTTTTGAACTCATCCCATGGGACTAATGATTTGCTCTCATAATATTCGCGAAATGTTTCATCATACATAAATATTTTTAAATCCAATTGAGATGAAAAATTCATATATAATTCATCAAAGTAATATGGTAAATGTAAATATTTTGTGTAAATTATAATAATTATTGAATTAATTACATTTGATATATATTTATATTCTTTTAATATACCATTATCACAATTGTCTATTAATTCATCACAACACTTATTAAATTCGCCAACAAGTCCTTCAATATATTTATCAATAATTGGTATCTTTTTTTTTCTTTCTTCTTTTTCTTTCTCTTTTGCTAAACGTTTTTCTTCATTTTTTTTCTCTAATGCTAAACGTTTTTCTTCTTTTTCTTTCTCTTCTGCTAAATGTTTTTCTTTTAAAATATCTAATGATTGAACATTAATTATTTTTTTAATAGATTTTTGTAAATTTTCATTTTTGTCAAATTTTATATAACATTTTGCTAAAAAACTTTTAAATATTGGACTTTTTAACCCAATCTCTTTCTTTGTTATTGGATTAACAATCTTTAATAATTTAATTTCTTCTGCTGTTTTTCCACGTTTTATTCTTCTTATTTCTTTTACTAATTCAATACAGTCGTTTTCTGTAAGTTTATCAGCATTTACACTTACACTCCCTGTATTTTTTATAATTGAATTTACACTTTTAGGAGAAAAATCAAGTTTAACACTTGATTTACTTGAATTACTTGAATTATTTAAGTTAGGTTGTGATGGTGATTGTGTACGAGGTTTATTTGTTGCTGCACCTGGTGGTGAATTTTGTTGTTGTTGCTGTATATTAGCTACGGCGGTGATTACAGGAACTCTCTTAGGCGATTTACTACGCGGCAAATGTGCACCTGCGGGCGAATGACTTCTTTGTTGTGTTTTTGGTGATTTTTTTTTCTGTGAACGTTTCGTAACATCAATTAAATAAGCCTTATGTATAAATTTTTCAATATGATCTTTATATTTTAGTTTTTCTCCTTTTATAATTACTTCATTTTCACCCCATACATAATAACATTTAGATAAAAAACTAATAACAATAATACTATCTCTTTGTACCTCTTTTTTTGTTAATGGATTAATCCATTCTGTAATATTATGTGTATATAAATGATATAATAAATTATGACAATGTTTTTCTGTAATTTCATCATATCTATCATAAAGCATACTTAATGTTGGATGTGCTTTTTTTGGTTTTAATTTCTGTACAGACATTATATATATACTACTTTATAATAATATATTTAAAAAAATAATATATATCATAAAAATAATTTTTATATAACTATATTTACACAAATCTACAATAACAATGATCGCTAATATCAAAATACCCATCACTATCAAGGGTAGCACCCTTATAATATTCGCGAAAAGCCTTTGGCATATCTTTATATTTTCGCATATCTTTTGATTCTTGAATAGGAATATTTTTAAATGTTTCATAAATTTTTTCATGATCTATTACCTTTGTATCCTTAGTATTTTTAATATCATTAGTATTTTTAATATCCTTAGTATCTGACATATTATTAGTATTAAGTTTATTTATATCATTCATACTAAGAATACCTCCTAATAATGAATCACTTTTTTGTTTTTCTTCATATAAAATTAAATCTTCAAGTATAGGATTTTCGTATAATTTAGAATTATGATAATTAATATGTATTTCACTTAATATATTTCTGATTATCTTTATAAAAGGTACTACACCTTCTTTATTTGTACATTTTTTATAAAATGAACATCTATGAAGTAATATTTTTACAAGGCTATTTATCATTGCGTTTAATTCTAATGATTCTTTTGATGCTCTATCTAATATCCCTTTTTTATCAATAGAAGAAGTATCTTTTATTTTTCCAATTAATTTATCATTGATAAATATTAGATAATTCTCTTTTATTATTTTAATATTTTCTATTAATTTATCAATTCTATTATTACACCATTTAAAATGCTTTGTTAAATCATCATCACTTGCTATGTTATACTTAGTAAATAAATGTTGCCAATTTTTGATGTATTGAATATGTTCACCTACATCAGCATATATATTAAATAATGGATTAATTAAACCATGACAATATAATCCAGCATCTCTGAACCCTTCAATCTTATCAACATATATACCATCTTTTAGTTTACCTAGTTCACTAAGTATATTAAGTTTTTTATTTTCATTTTTAAAACTATTAAATTTGAAAATACAATCTATTAAGAAATTATTAATATCGTATTTATAATGATTTGTCTGATTATTTATATAATCATCTGCTAATATACCAGTAGATATAGCATTATTCACAAATGATGAATGTATAAATATATATTCTAAACATGGTATATCAATAGATTTATAACAGTCTTTAATAAAATGTTGATGTATACTATATTTAATATCTTCAAAAGAGCCTAATTTTAATTGTAAACCCCTATCTACATATAATTCATATTCTTGACCAAGGCTAAAATATAAAAAATTTTCTTGTAAATTTTTAGTAGTTAAAGATGTATTATTTATTTTCCTATTATTTAATTTACTTCTTCTTATTTTATATACATCCATATCTTCATAACCATATTCTTTATTTGTTTTCCAAAATTTACTTAACATAAAAGCGCATATTGGCATTTCATTATTATTTGTTTTAATTCTATAACTAACATATTTATTAGTATCTGCTAAGGTTTGATTATTTATATCTAGCAATTTATTATATAAATTATTATTAATATCAATAGATGGTGTTCTAAATAAACGGCATAATATAACACATAAATTATCAAAATTAAACTCGTAAATAACTTTAAGCCTTGAATTAGGTAAAAGTAGAACTTGTCTTAATTCATCATTTAAATTTATATATGTCTGTGTATAATCTACTTCAATAATATAAATAAGACCTATATTATTTGTTCCAATTCCAGAATAAAATGATGCAGTATACATATTTAAAGTAGTTGATAAAAATCCTAATATCTCTATTTCTTTTTCTTTTCCACCTATACTATGTAACCTATTTTTTGTTCCATGATATAAATATATATTATTATTAATATACTCTCTATCTTCTTTTCTTGATTTACTTTTGTATATTCCTATTGTATTAATTACTCTTAATCGCATTACTTCTATCTTTTGGGGATCTATAAGCGATTTTATAGAAGCGTATTCATCTGTAATAATTTTATAAATTATATCATTAAGGTCTTTACTATATGGAAAAATACCATTATTTTTATAAAACCGATCTATTTCTTTCTGTTCATATTGATTTATTCCTAATGGTTGCCATAGGAAAGCATTCGGATAATTATATATTGTATTTATTTTAGTATGATTTAAAGGTATCCAAGTGAAAATTGGGTATGTTCCAGTAAATTCGCTATTATAATAATATTCATTATATAATATCTTAGTGCGTCTAAAATGTGGTGTTTTAGCATTAAGAGAATATAATATATTTTTGCGTATCATATCTGTTGTTCCATAATCTGTTTCATTATTACCAAATGAACGTTTATCCATTTCTTTTATTACATTCTCATAATAATCATTTTTATAGGTATCTTCATTTGCTATACCATTTATAACTGGTAAGATTTTAAGCCTATCATTAATCAAAGTAATTATAGCTGTAAATTTATCAGAAACTTCTTTATTGTCATTTGTAAATATATATTTAGGCAATACACTATTTGTTATTTTGTAATTAAAAGGTATATATGGTTTTTTAGTGCTATCAAATGTATTTCTAGCATAATTCATAGATTCTGGAAAATCTTTAACAGGTAAAAATTTTGTATTAACCAAATTATATTTAAGTGTATATGTTAAAGTATACTTTTTGCTATGACGCGGAAGTTGCGGATATTCAAATACATATTGGCGATTATATAAAGAGCACATATAATATGTATCAATTGTTTTAGGGTTGAGTTCTGTTCTTATATTTGACACTTGTAAATCATTTTGTTGATATACTATATTTTTTGAATTATAATTATACATAAATGTGGTTTTAACATCTAATCCCATTGATAATAAATGATTCTGAAATATTTCATCGTACATATATATTTGGAATGGCTGATTTCCTATTAAAGTATTATTATTATACATATTAAAATGAACATATTTTACGTGTAAAGTCATCATAATTGAATTCACTACATTCGCAATATAATGATGACTTTTTAATATTCCTTTTGAATCACAATTTTTTATTAATTCATCACAGCAATTATAAAAATATAATAAACAGATATCAATATAATCATCTATGTCTTTTACTATATTACCCGATATTACTGGCTTTGCTTTAATAGCTGGTTTACTTTGACCTTTTGAAGTATCAAACATTAATTCGCTAACATTTATTAATTCCTCAATTATACTTTTAACTTCTTTATTATCAAAAGAATAATAACATTTTGTCAAAAAACTTTGAAGTATTGGACTATCAATTCCAAAGGGTTTTTTTGTTATAGGATTAATAAATGTTAATTTTCTAAATTCTGCTGATGTCTTAGTATTATTTATTTTATCTTTAATATATTTTACAAATTCAAGACACTTTGGTTCTGTAAATTTTTCAGAGTTTTTATTAATATTCTTAATGCTTGTTGGATTAAAAGAAAGTGGTTTTCTAGTCATTGTCATTCCCATCGCTACAACTGGGAAATTGCTTTTTGGTTTGTTTGTTGCCGCTCCTGGTGACACTGGTGACCCTGGTGACCCTTGTAACCTTGGAGAAATACGTTTTACAGCAGGAGGAGAATTATGCGGACGTGTTGCTTGTTTAGGAGGTGAATTACTTATTATTCTAGAACCAGCTGGTGAATTGCTTTTTGGTTTGTTTGCGACAATTGCTGATGATATCTTAAGTTTTCTAATATCAAATAAATATTCCTTGTCTATAAATTTCTCAATATGTTTTTTATATGTTAATTTTTCACCATTGAAAATAATATCTAAATCTCCCCATACATAATAACATTTAGATAAAAAACTAATAATAATATCACTGTTCCTATTTAATTCTTTCTTAGTTATTGGATTGGTCCAAGTCAATTTTTTACTATCGTATAAAAATTCTAATAATTTCCAACAATGATATTCAGTAATTTCATCATATTTACTATAAGGTTTAGTAGTCTTTTTATAAGATAATTTTATTATTGTTGCCATTATACTTTAATATAAATAAAAATAAAAAACTATCAACTCATTTATTCCTATGTAATGGTTTCCTGTAATACTGACTTGGTATCATTCCAATTTTTTGCTGCCAATTTCATTAATTCCTTTCTCTCTGTATCTGGAAATTCGATAGTCATGCGCGCCATTTCATCTTTAATAAATAGATTATATTTACTAGGTAGCTTTTTAATAACAACTCCATCGCTATCAACTTTAACAATTCGCTTTTTTCCTACTCCTATTTTAGATGCTTCTTTAAAAGCATTCACGGCAAGTTTTTTAATATCATCAATAGCATATTCGTTTTCTTCATCTAAAGCTAATCGCAAGCATTCCATAATTTTTTTACCAGATACATTTTTTGAAGAACTCATTATATGTAATTATAATAAGTAAGTTTTATATAATTTTATATATATATTAATATAATAAGGGATTTATTAATACATGGAAGCAATTCTTAAATCTTTTTTAGGTGATGATTATAAAGACTATGAGAACAAGATAAACTATAATAAGAAAATTAAAGAACTAAATAATATTCTAGATAAGATATTATATTCTTATAATAATGTTAATTATAAAAGAATAAAAAATTTATACATAAATATAATTGAAAATTATGATTATATGAAAGAAGATGATTTTAGTAATTTTGATGATGATGCCATAGACATCCAAGAGAGTGACGAGAGTGACGAATATATTAAAAAAAATTTTGAAGAGATTTATAAACAAATTAAAATATTTAATACAGAATATACAAATTTTGAAAGTTTAAAATATCATAAAATGGAAAATATAAAAAATGTTCAAGAACAAAATAAATATTTAATAAGTAAACTAAATATTAATGATGATAAGGATGATGATAATGATGATATTAATTTTAATATTATATTAATCAATGACAAAAGTTCTCTATATTCATTATACTATTTTTTAAAAAAAGGTTTAATTAAAAACTTACATTGTATTGAAGCAAACGAATCAATATCAGATAATGAAGAAGAAGAAAATGATGAAGAAGATAAGGATAAAGAAGATAATGATGAAGAAGATAATGATGATGAAGATGAAGAAGATATTAATAAAAAACTCAGAAAAATATATGATAAAACTTTTAAAAAAAAAATAGAAGATCTAAAAGAAAAAATAGAAGATCTAAAAGAAAAAATAGAAGAGCTAAAAGAAAAAATAGAAAATTATAACAAAATTATAGAAAAAGAAGAAGAAAAAGAAGAAAAAGAAGAAGAAAAAGAAGAAAAAGAAGAAAAAGAAGAAGAAGAAGAAGAAGAAGAATAGAATAATATTAATACTTAATTTTTAAGTTATTTATTTCTATTATTGCGAAGTTCAGCAATTTCAAGTTTTAATTCATTTAATTCTTTTTTAAGGTCTTTTATAGATTCAACAAATAGAGGGGCCAATTTTTCATAGTTTATTGTTAAATAATTATCACCACTTTTAGATACAATATTATTATAATTATCACGTTTCATATCAAATGGTGCTAAGGATACAATTTCCGGAAAAATATTTTGTACTTCTTGCGCACTTAACCCTATATCATTTCTTTCTTTAAATCCATATTGTTGTGCTAACTCATTTGGAATATAATGAAAACCATTTAATTTGCTAATTAAATCTATAGGATTTCTTATATTAGATGTTTGATTTTTTAATCTATCATCAGAATAACTGTTTTGGTTTTGGCTTACTGTCCCCCCTGCTTCTATGTAGCCGCTAACAATTACATCACCATTAATATATAGTTGCCCAGTTATATTAACATTACTTGAATAATATATATTACTATTTGTAACAATCCATGGAGACTTACTAACTATTAAATCGCCAAAATAATTACTTGCGGCTAATATATAATTGCTAATATTTATATCACGAATATTTAATTCTTCTACTAATATATTACATGTTGATAGCACATAATTACTTGTAGAAACTATAACATCTATATCATTACATTTATATTTACCATTAATATTTATATCTCCATCTTTGGAAAGTGTTAAAACATTTGTTGTCGTAGATGTATAATTCTTAGCTTCTAAAATATAAGGATAAGTAGGATTTTTTTGTTGAATATTCAACACAGGATAATAATCTTCATTAGACACCTCTAATCGTTCAGTAGTATATACGGTTGTTTGTAATGTTGTACTAGTACCTTCAATTATTAAGTTGTCTCTTACTGTTAAATTTCCCTTAATGTATATGAAATCATCATATATATTATCAACTATAAACTTATTACGAGTACCCGTATTTTTAATCATATCAGTATTAAGATTAGCAATTCTTCTTGAAATAATATTACTTGTTGACGCAATATAATTACTACTACGAACTATATCATCATTTATACGTAAATCAAAAATATTATATAAATTATTTTTGTGTGAGTTAGCTATATTTGATGAGATATCATATATACTATCTGACAGACTGTCTATAACATTAATCCCATCACTATATATTTTTCCATCAACATATAAATCATTACTTGTAAAAATACTGCCATAAAATATTGTATCTCCATTATTTTTAATTAATAATCGGTCTGCTGTTCGCGAATTATCTTTCAAAGAAAATCTCAAATTACCGTCATAACTATATATCTCATTTCGTACATCATTAATATCTGGTTGATTTTCAACTGAATTTGCTAATGTAATGTGAGGGTTTACACCTTGTATATTAATTTTATTAACTTGTACATTTATATTTGAATTATTAACATAACTTCCATAAAATTCGCTTAATATAATTATATTACTAAAATTAGAAATAAATTCTTTTGCCCCAGTAGGCTTTCTTGCTCCGTTTATTGTAAAAGTATCTACAAATTTATTTGAGCTTAAATATTTAATTTCAGTATTATATTTAGTGTCTATTATATTATTATATAATTGTAAATCTATTACATTTTTTGTATCAATACCAATATCTTCATTATATTCTAATATATTATTAGAAGAAAGAATATTATTACTATTATATGTTGTACTTGGAAAAATATTAGAGCCAAACACAGTTATATTATTAGTTCTTTTTACATCAAAATAATTATTATAAAGTATATTATTCTTGTATCTGAATATATTTGAAGTTTTTGTTGTTAAAAATATAGATGTTGATATTATATCAAGAGTATCTATATAATTTGATGTTGTGTTATTAAAATATGTTTTTGAATTAGTATAATTATCAATAGTTGTATCTGGGAAATATGTATATATTTCATTATCTAAATTTATATCAACTTTGTCACCGACTACATGAATATTAGATGTAATTATAAAATTAGATGTTATGAATCCTCCTATATTAACTGGTATATTATATTTATTATTAAATATACACGTCATATTAAAAGTAAATTCTCTTGTAATTTGGTTAGTAGTTATAGATTTATTCAGAATAAATACATTAGAAGTTTCATAGTTTTTTATATTTTTAGGGTCTTTATATAAAAATACATTATTATCATAATTTAATAAAGGTTCTATATCATATAAAGAACCTTCGTCAACATAAAAATTTACTTTATAGTCTGGTAGAAAAGTATCTTCGTCTGTCTTGTATGGCAATGTCGATAATGTATAATTATTATTTGAAGTAATATTATTAGTTTTATCATTATAATAAAAATCAATTAATATATTGGAATGTATAGAACTATATGATATATTCTTAGCAATATAAGATTTTTTATAATGAACATTTTTTGCGTCTATTGGATAACCATTAATATCTATATTAATAACATTATCATTTAGAGTAGTATATTTATATTCTGTTGATTTATATGTTTTATTAATATTATCCCAGTTAGAATTAACAGTATAAACTAAATTAAAATTACAAGTATTAGTTTCTGCGCTAGTAAAAATTTTATCTTCTGTGTATCTTTGATTAATTAACAATGGAAGTTCATCCATTTCACTATTAATGACAACAGTTTGTTTAGGATCTTTTTCATTAAAACCATATCTTGCACCTTTTCGCATATTATTATTTTCATTATAAGGGGCTATTGTAAAAATATTTGTAGTCAATCCGTCTCTATCTCTTAATTGATTAACAGTAGAAGGAATATCATCAATATCAATTGAAAATTTATATTTATTTGTATAATTCCCTGATGATAATATAGTATATTTATTGCGACTTCCAGAAGTATTAACCATATTTATTTTGACCGGTTTTTCAATATTTGTTATTTGAATACCGCATTTATTATTATCATCTATATGTAAAGTAATATTACTATCGTATTCATTTACTCCATATCCTAAATGCATATATGATGTTTTTGAAAAAGAATTATTATTAAACTCAATAAATGGATAATATTCTTCTTTTGAATAATAACTAAATGTTAATTTTGTATTATTAACATGTTGTGTATCGTTTGAAACATTAAATTTAATCATATTATTAATATTAGTTGCTTTTCTAGAATCATATGCTGTTGTAAATTCATTTTTTTTATAAATTCCTAATTCAATAGATGAATTCACCTCCACAGGTGAATTTAAAATATTTGGATATGTAATAAACTTAGCAGTAGAAAATTCATGATTATTTTGCTTAACAACAAATGGAATATTATTATTAACTGTTGAATCTACTATAATTGATTCAATTGGTTTAAAAATAATATTCTTTCCAGAATATTCTATATCATCGTGATCAATAAAGTTTTTATAAATAATATTAGATGTTGACACAACATTTACATAGTATTCTAATTCGCTTAATTTTTCTAATTTTTTAAGACGAAAATTAAAGTTATTACTATTATTATCTATAATATTAATATTACCATATACATCTAAGTCTCCATAAATTGACACAGCAGATATTGAAGATTTTTTCATAAATTCATAAGATACATCCGGATTATTAAATTCAATATGATAATTTGAATTAATATTATTATAATACATAGTCATTCCATATGTCGTTGGTGTTATAGTTTTATCCGTGTATCCAAATTGTAAAGGTCCAACTCTTTTAATATTGAGCAAATCATGTTTATGATTTCTATATATGAACCATTTTTCTAAATTTCTATCATCATCTAGATCTCTATCATATTCGCATATATCAATACCACTGAAATTAGCATTATTATTAAGACCTCCCCCCTTTAACCCTCTATATATTCTTATAATTGAATAATTATGGTCGTCTGTGGATATATTGCGTATTTGTAAAGGTACTTTCAAATCTTCTTCATTCCACCCAAGTGCTATTTTTTGATTTGTAAAAAATCCATCAGTATTCTTAGTTATTCTTAAAGTTTCAATAAGTGAATCATTTTGGTAATATAAATCTGCGTTAATCCCCTGTTTAACATTCAAACCTTTCATTTTTGACGAAAGCATAGACGCAGAACTATCGTAATTAATACAATATTTATAAGTTTCTTCATTAAATAAATTAAAATAATTCTTATTATTATCATAAATAAAACTTGATATTTTACTGATAATATTATATTTTGATATGTAATATTCAGTTGCACACATTTTTCCCACAATATCTAAACGTAAATCTTGGCGAGGAATATTGATATTTATTCCGACACCCTTATTTGTAATAGATAGAGACGGAGGACTATTTTTAAAATTTGGGTTATATATGTCCCTTTGCAATTTTGTTATATCATAAGAAGGATAAAAATATATATTATTTTCTTTACCATTTACAACATTTGTATTAATAATTAAACTATTATCATAAAAATCAACATATGATATTCTTCCAATATTTGCGACAAATTTATCAGGCATAGTATTGTCTTGTAAAATTATTTCAAATTTTCTATTATTTTGAACTTCTTCAAACACATTAACAGGAGTATTATTTTTATAAACATTTACTATACCTGGAAAATCACCTTCGCTAGGGCCTATACTTAATCTTTTTGGAAAACTTATATTACTATTAGCATCGATATTTACTATTGCTGGATTAAAAAATGTATAAAAATAGTTGGACCCGCCATTCTTTTCTGGATTTATACGATACCCATCTACCTCTAAAAAATTAGTAATCTTTAATTTATTAATCTCTAATAATTTTTCAGGATTAAAGTTAACTGTGCCTGTAAAATTAGCGTTGGTATTTATAGTAATATTTTCAGAATTTATATTCTTTGAATCTAATGTTTTTGAACTAATATTACTTGTAGTTAATAAATTAATTACATTAACATTATTATTAAATATATATTCATCGCCAAAAAATGTACCTCTTTTTATTACTGATGGATTAATATTGGTAAGTCCTTCCGCACGTATATATATATCGTCTATATTATTGTATTGTTTTTTAAAATGATCATATATTATTACATCTTCAAACTTAGATGCTCCTTTAACAACTAAACGGGGTTTTTTAACAATTTCCTCATTGACTCTTGAATATATACCATTTATTAAACTTTTTTTAAAATATGTTATAGTTTCACTCTTATCTATTCCAATACAAACATTCGCATTTTCGTCAATTGTCATTGCGGCATAGTCTGTGTCATTTACATATCTAGGTAAAGCAATCTTTTTATTATCATATAGCAAATTCATTTCACTAGGTGTTTTGCTAACATGAAATTCTAATGGCATCCCCCTAGTTGTTGAAATTACCGCAGGGGATTTTGAATTTGCACCGATTATGCCAATTGATAATTTTGACAGATTAGAATCAATTGTGGTACCTGCTATACTTGTAGATTTTGTATCATTTCTAATTGCTAATTGAATAGAATTAAAATCATTATTAGTTGCTGTATTAATATTTAAAGCATGTTTATTATAATTCGTATCTACAAATGCTCCTAATGTTAAATTATCCTGCGTATAAACGTTATTAATAGGAAACTGAATATCATTAATATCATTTTTATATAAAGCAATACCAGCTTTGAATGGATGCGTTTGTTTATGATATTCCACAGCATTTATTAAATCAAGTACGAGATTACTAGTTAATGAACCTTCAATAGTTATATTACTGAATTGAATACCATTCGCGCGAATTATACCATCGCAGTGTATATTTTTACTAACATAAAGTGATGTATTCGCATCACTTTGATTGTAAATATTGCGGCTAGTATTAATAGAAACACCGCGACTATTAACATACATATTCCGAATGCCTTCATAAGTATTACTAGTGTAATTTGCCGACCCTTTGCCATCTCCAACAACTAAATATTCCGTATCACTCAAATTCAATTTTTCAATTTCAATATAGTCGTCTATTCCTGTATTAATACCAATTCCAAGCGAATCAACTTTAATAATTGGTTCGGTTCCTTGAATAACTAAATTAGTCATTATACTATATATAATTCTATTTTATTCTATTTAAAAGAAATAAACAATTAATATTTATATAATAAAATGATATAATGAAAAATTGATATTAATTATATACTTATAATATTTATATAATATGAAACGCATTCAAGGAATACATAATAAAACACAAGATATTGAAATTATTAATCAACCATATAATAATAAGAATATTCTCCTTCAAAATGTAGACTTACAAGAAATATTCAATAATAATGGATTGAATAATATTAAATTTAAAAATATTGATTTATATCGCGTAGCATTTGTTCATAAATCATATTGTACTATGAAAAATATTGATTTTGATAAAAGTAATATTAACTGTCCGGCAGATAGTTTACCACTCCAAGATATGTCTTATGAACGTCTAGAATTTCTTGGTGATTCTCTTATAGGTATGATAGTTGCTAATTATTTATATAATAGGTTTCCTGATCAAAATGAAGGTTTCTTATCAAAAATAAGAACAAAAATAGTGAATGGCCGGATGTTAGGATATTTATCGGATAAAATTGGTTTTCCGAAGTTTGCCATAATATCAAAGCAAGTTGAGGAAACAGGTGGCCGAAATAATTTTAAAATTATGGAAGATATTTTTGAAGCATTCATAGGTGCGTTATTTCTAGATTTTCAAACAGAGAATGATAAGGTTCAACTTCCAAATAATATTAATATATCCCCTTTTACAGGCGCAGGTTATTTCATAGTAGAAAGTTTTATTATTTATATAATTGAGAATTATATTGACTTCTGTGAATTAATTAGATTAAAGAATAATTACAAAGATATGTTAGTATCTTATATGACGCATAATCTCCAAGATATACCAAAATTTTACGAAGTCAAGATAACAATTAAAGATAATATCCGCATTTTTACATATTGTATAAAAGATAGAAATAATTCTATTATTGCTACATCAACAGGAACTAATAAAAAGGAAGCAGAAAATAATACAGCAAAAGAAGCATTAATATATTACAATGTAGATATTTGCGAATATAATTCAAATATATAAAGATATTATATAATCAAAATATAATATTTATAATAATTTAATGGATAAATTAAATATTACACATCTTGTTTTATCAGGAGGTGGTATGAAAGGTGTAATATTTATAGGAGCGCTAAGATATATGTATATTGAAAATTTACATAAGAATATTACACATATAGCAGCAAATTCAATAGGTTCTTTTGTAGCATTATTTATTACATTTAAACTTACAATAGAAGAAATAGAAAAAATAATTTATGATTCAAAAGATGATAATAATTTATGCTATATACCAACTAAAAATTATTACAAGATTATATCAGAACTAGGTTTATGTTCTATCACATATTTTATGGAACATTTGAAAAAATTATTACGCATTAAATATCCAGACATGAAAGATATGACTTTTAAAGAAGTATCAAAAAGGTTTGGAATAAATTTATATTTTTCAACAACAAATATAAATAGATGTGAAAATCGTATTTTCTCTATTGATGATACACCTGATATTTCTGTATTTACTGCTTGTGAAGCATCTATGTCTATACCATTAATATTTAATCCAATTTTTATTGAAGGTGAATATTATTATGATGGTGCGTTTACAAATAATTTTCCTATTAAAATTTTTTCACATGTTTCAAAAGAACATATTATTGGTATGGTTATATATAAAGAAAAAAATAACTACGAACCTTCTAATAAAAAAATAAATATTTTTTTCATATTAAGACAAATATGTAGAATGTTTGAAATATTACGAATTAGTCAAGTAACAGGAAATGAAATAAAGTTAGAAGATAAGGATTATTATTTTATGCCAAAAGATATTAAAATGTTACATTCAATGAATATAAATGTTAATAGGAAGGGTGTTAAAATTGATTTATCAACAGAACAAATTAATGAGATGATATTATATGGATTTACTAGTATGGCAGAGTATATTGAGAAAAGAAAAGAATTATTATATAATAAAAATAAAGCAAGATTAGGAGATAATTCAGAATTATTTGATTGAATTTAGATAACATAAATATACAAATTAGTGTTAAAATTTAGGTTGTTATGAATACTAATATATTAGTTAAGGCATTTTCTTCTTAGAAGGCATTTTCTTCTTAGAAGGCATTTTCTTAGAAAGCATTTTCTTAGAAGGCATTTTCTTCTTAGAAGGCATTTTCTTCTTAGAAGGCATTTTCTTCTTAGAAGGTATTTTCTTCTTAGAAGGCATTTTTTTCTTAGAAGGCGAAGCTCCAACAAAAGTCATAGTGCTTCTATTTACGGTATTATGAGAACTTTGTTTAGATAATGATTTAGGAGATGATGATTTAACGGATGATGATTTAGGAGACGATGGAGGAGGAGAAGGAATAGGATATGATTGATGTGATGAAGGTAAAGGAATTTGTGAAACTTTTTTAGGTTTTAGTAAAACAGGCGCATATGGAACAAAAGCTTTATTTAATTGGGGATTTACATCATAATATCTACTAAAATCATCATTTATAGTATATCCAAGCTGACGACATTGATGGTGTAATAATTTATTATTTCGTAGTTGTATTAATGGTATATGTTGCATATATGGAGGACCATTAAGTATTTGTTGGCGTCCATAAAAATACCCATGAGGATTTCCATAAAAATTCCCACGAGGATTTCCATAAAAATTCCCACGAGGCTGTACATATGGGTTTGTATTAACTTGTGGTATATATAATTGTCTATTAACAACATTATTAGCTATTTTTGGCGGACTAATTGATTTTTTTTGTGCGGCAAAATCAAGTGCATTTCCTAAATGAATATCAGAACTTCTTATTTTTGTCTTATTCATTATATTATAATTATTATATTATATAATTATAAATTATATAATTATATAATATAATGAATACCGAACCATATATATTTCTTTTAGATTTAGATGGTACAATAATAGGTGATTGTAGTTATCAATGTGATATTTATAATATACAAGAAATAATTAAAAAAAATATATTATTAAAAAATAATAGTATTCATTCAGCAGACCTTACAAAATATAAATCATTATGCGATAAAATGCTTGACAATTGCTATAATTTACATTCTAAATTACTAAGACCAAACTTTGCAAGATTTATGTCAGAAATGAAAAAACTATATCCAAATAGTTTCTTCTTTATCTATACGGCATCGGAGAAAACATGGGCAAATAAAGAGATTTTAATTATAGAGAAGCAAAATAATATTAAGTTTAATAGACCAATATTTACAAGAGATAATTGTTTTAAAGATAATACTGGTAATATTAAGAAATCTGTAATAAAAATACTACCACAATTATTAAAATCAATAAAAATGCCAAAGACGCATTCAATACTTAATAATATATTGATTATAGATAATAATCCAACATTTGTAGATTATACTGATAATTTATTAATTTGTCCTACATATGATTATTTAAAGTTTCATAATCTATGGGAGAGTATACCTCATGAATATGCTAAAATATCTGAACTAAAGCATTTTGTATCAAGATTAATAATGAATAAAAAGCTATATATTAAAAATAATCCATCTAATACAATAATATTAGAAAAATTACATAAATGGTTATATAGAAAATACAAAAAAATTAATAAATATAACAGTAAATACGAGAATGATACCTTCTGGTTAAATCTTGCAACATTAATTAAACATCATAATATTAGTTCATTTAATAAAAAAACAGTCAATATGTTACATAAAAGTTTATAAGTAATATTATATAGAAAGTTAATACTATTATATAAATAAAACAAATATTTAATATATATTAAGTATATTATTTATATGATATATATTAGTTTTGATATTGGTATTAAAAATCTTGCTTTGTGTATTTTAAAAAAGACGGACGCTGAAATTAACATATTAGATTGGAGAATAATATCTCTTGCCGATAAAAAAAAAGATATTAAAGGTATTGATGATATATCTGAGAGAATATATATGGAACTTGATAATATTATAGGTTTTCTTAAAGAGAATGGAATAGATAATATTGATTATGTATTGATTGAAAATCAACCTTCAAACTTAAATGGTATAATGAAAACAATCCAATATATAATTTATTGCTATTTTAGTCTTTTGAAATATTGGGATAAAATTATAGATAATGTGGTACTAGTTAATGCTTCTCTTAAAACTAAAACACACGACTATAAACCTGATATACAGATTAAAATGGATGAAACACAAAAGACTAAAAATGTTAAAGGGTTTAGGCGTGATAAATATAAAATGAATAAGCAGACAAGCATAGAAATTTGTAAAAATTATATCAAAGACGATATATATCTATGTGATATATTTGATAATAATAAGAAAAAAGACGATTTATCAGATGCTTGTTTACAAGCTGTTTCTTATATTAGACAGAATGTAAGCGACGCACATAAAGTTAATTATAATAAATTAACATTTATGCGATGTATCAATAATTTAACATCTAATATATCAACTGAGTAATATTATTATTATATTATATATATATAGAAAGAATAGTATAATGACTGGTAGTTGCGGAATGAGTAATCAAGAAGGAGGAGCAAAAAAACGTAAATTAACACCTTATAATAAGTTTGTAAAAAAGATGTATAAAGAACTTCATAAAAAATATCCTAACGATTCAGCACCTCAAATTATGAAAAGAATTGGTATTGAATGGAAAAAAACAAAGAAATGATAAAATTAGTATTATAAATAATATATAATTATATACAATAGATATTTATCTAGTAGATGCTCGGGAAGCTGATGAAGATGAATTACGCGATTCTTCTCTTATTTTTTTTAATTGTTTTTTAAATGGGTCTGGTTCTGATTCTAACATTTTAACTTCACTATTATGAACATTGTATATTATTGAATTATTTAAATTATCTATATATGTATGATCTCTTAAATGTCCTTCAACCTTTTTATTTTTGCTATTAACTATATTTAATTTAAAATATTCAGTTAATTTATGTTTTAATTCATTAATTATTTTAGGGTCTAATTTTATATCCTTGTCAGGTATTATTTTAAATAATTTTTTATTTTTTTGTTTAAAATATATAGTACGGTTTTTAAATCCACCGCCATATGACATTCCAGCTTCATCATCCTCTTCCTCCGCTTCCCATGCGATTTCATAACTTTCATATTGTTGAGGCAAAATACAATTTAAAGCTAACCATTTTGCGAGATTTTTAGTTTTTTCTAATTGGTTTTTATAGTATTCTTCTTCATTAGAACCACTTTTCCACCAAGCAAACCCTTGTAATAGCTCTAATGTTCTATCAATCCACCATTGTGGCGGTGGGTTGTTCCATTTGCTAGGATGCTTAAAATTCTTTGCGAAAGAAGTCCATGACGCATCATCTGGTAATAAAAAGTTAGGAATATAATCCCAATCATCGCGGCTTATATAATAATTTTCTGGTGGTGCAGAATATCTATAAACTCCATTATATGGCAGAGGGTTTATTTCACGTTTTTTAACATCAGCACTATAATTATAAGGCACTTCGTATCCTAATGGATAAGTTAGACTATATGTTCTCATATAGATAATTAATCTACTTATGTAATTTCTTACAAATAATCGTAACCCTGTATCATACTTTTTCCAATAATTTTTTCCATTACTAGATACTACTCCTAAAAAATCTTGCTTTCGTATCCATATACCAATATACCATAGATGTGTAGATTTATCATGATATGTAAAATCAACTTTATGAGTTTGCCCTGTACTATCACCTGTCATATAATGTAAAAATACTTCTGGATATACTGATAATTCTAATATAACAACTAATTTTCTATAAAATTCTATTAAAGCATTAGGAGATGTACTATTACGATTATTAGCAACTCTTAATACTGCATCGCCAACATATGATAATAATAAATTAAGTTTGGTACAATTATTTATTTTATTTGTTCCATCTCTAAATTGCTTGAATAATTCCTCATATAATCCAATATTATAATTTAGTTTGTTATATTTATCAAACTCAATGTCAAACCCACCACTAGATATATCAGCTTTATATAAGTCATAAAGTTTTAAATGTGTCAGTCCTGGAATTTTTGATAAACAAACTGTTATATTTTTTTCTATATAATCAAAATATTCGCAAAAAAATATAATCCAATCTTGACTATTTATAGGAAATTTTATTTCATCTTCAATGTTCTTTGCAATTAAATTCTTGGATTGTTGAGATAGTGTTGTTGATAATTTATATCCATCTTCTCCTTTTTTCTTCTTATCAATTACTTCTTGTATTTTTTTTTCTACAAGGTCAGCAATTCGCGAACTTCTTCTTACAGACATCTTATAATCTATTATATTAGTAGATATTATTTAAAATATGGTTACAAAATATGTAAAACCCTCAAATAAAAATTATACTATATATACTATTTCTAATTGTAAATATTGTGATATGGCAAAAAAAAAGATTGAAAAAACATCTAAGTATGATAATATAAAATGCGATAAATTTATAGAAACATGTAGAGAACGTGATAAATTTTATAAATTTATGAAAGAATTAACAATAATACCTTATTATTATTTCCCTATGATATTTAAAAATGGCAAATTTATAGGAGGATTAAAAGAGCTATTAACACACAAAAAAGTTACAAAAGTATATAAATAATAAGTTTCAAATATTGAATAAGATATGATTGCTGTTGATGGAATTATTCTTGTACTAAGTTGTCAAAAATATTTACATACAAGATTAAAAAATATTAATTTAAAAGATGATTATAAAAAATGGAAAGTAATATATGTTATTGGAGATTTATTTTTAGATTGTGATTATAAACTTGTGGGAAACTTCATGACTATTAAGTGTGAAGATTCATATTTTCATTTATTAAAAAAATATGTGTTATCATTAAAATATCTTTATGAAATTTTTGATATTAAAGAAGGTGTTTTGCGGTCTGGTGATGATTTAATTTTTAATGAAAAATTACTAGAAACATTTTTAGAATCGCCTAAACAGGTAAAGATTAATAATGAATATAGAACATTAGATTATTATGGTAAGTCAGGAAATAACCAAAGTTTACTTTCAGAAGATATTTTGGTAGAGGAACTAAAAAAAGTGAAAGAAGATAATTGGCACGTTAATTATTATAGATTACATCCAGGAGATATTGATAATCCTCAACATAATCTTAAAGGAATAGATATTTCCAAATATACTTTGCGCCCACAAATGCCTATTAGTGCCGCTGGTATACTGTGTTATTTATCTAACAAATCATGTAAAATTTTAATTAATCATATGGATAATATTAATTACAATATTTTTCATTATGATGAATATACTTGCTCATATCCATATATTATTGAAGATTGTGGTATAGGATTTATTTTAATTTTAAATAAAATAAGTTTTATACATGGTGAATTCCTGTGGTTAAATGTTGAAGAATGCGATTGTGAATATGGCAAATCATTTATAGCTATTCATGGAAACAAAAATGAATAGCTATTTATATATTTATATATTTATATGTAAATGTATATAAGTAAATAAGTTAAATAATAACTATTAAATATAGTATATGATTGCTGTTGATGGAATTATTCTTGTAATAAGTTGTCAAAAACATTTAAATACAAGATTAAAAGAATTAAGATTACCAAAAGATGATTATGGAAAATGGAAAGTAATATATGTTATTGGAGACTTTTTTTTAGATTGCGATTATAAACTTGAAGGAAACTTACTGACTATTAAATGCGAAGATTCATATCTTCATTTACTTAAAAAATTGGCACTAGCTTTGAAATATATCTATGAAATATTTGATATTAAAGAGGGTGTACTGCGTGCAAATGATGACTTAATATTTAACGAAAAAATCTTAGAAACATTTTTAAAATCTCCAAAAAAAATAAAGATTAATGACACCGACGATGAGATTGATATTGATTATTTAGGTAAATGTTCATATGGGGGGCATTTAATAAATTATAATGTTTTACATGATACTTTAAAAAAAGGAATAAATTCTAATAGCTATCATTTAGTATATTATTATCAAACACATCAAGAAGATTTATACAATCCGCAACATAACTTGCAAGACGTTGACATTTGTAAATATTCTAGAAATCCTTACATCCCCGCAGTGATATTTGGTCCATTAATGTACCTTTCAAATAAATCCTGTAAAATATTAATTAATCATATGAGTAATATCAACTTTAATATATATCATTATGATGAGGATACAGATTCATATCCTTATACAATAGAAGATTGCGGAATATCATTTATTTTAATTTCTAATAATATTAATTGTTTACATAGTAAATATTGGCATGATAATGTAGATTTTGATATGAATGCTAATTTATTACAAAATCATAAAAAAAATAATATGTTGTATACTAATAATACAGAATATCTTGCAATACATACAAATATTTATAAGTAAATCATAAATATTTAATCATGTAAGTATCAATTAAATTATACCCTAAATTTTTATAGTATCCTCTTACGCCTGTTCCGCTAATTATAGCAATTTTTGTATAACCATTATTTAACGCAATTTCTTCTGCCTTAGCTACTAGTTGCTTTCCAAACCCTTTATGTTGCATGGACCCTTCTATATTATTTCCTACGCTATTTAAATTTGAATATACATGTAATTCTCTAATCAACGCGCAAGATTTAATGATATGTAATACATTACTATCTTCTTTATTCAAGCGTAGGCGCAAAAATCCTATTAAATAATTTTTATCGCAATTAGTATCAAAACTAATATGATACTCATCGCTATCAGATGCCATATATTTTTCAATGTTTATTTTTACATTCTCAATTAATACATTATTCCCTTTAATTTCACGACATCTAATACATTTGCAATCCCATTTATTTAGTTTCATATCATTTTGAAGTAGTTGCCTCATATTTACAAACTTTGTTGAATAACCACCTTCTATGTAATGACCTGGAATATCACGAATAATACGATTTAGTCGTTTATATTTTTGAACTTTTTTCTTAAAATCTTTAATGAGGTCATATAATAACATATCATCATATGGGACATAAGTACCTTCGTCAAACCATTTTTTTATTTTAGTATAAGGTACAATAGCTGTTGGATATATTTTATATTGATCTACTTGTATTCTTTGGTCGTATAAGATTTCGTCAAACATTATTCTATCAATATCATATGTTGACCCTGGTAAATTAGGCATTATGTGAATATCAACTTTAAAACAATTATTTTTAAGAAGCTTTATTGCTTCATAAGCACACTCTATTGTATGTCCTCTCATGATTTTTTTTAAAACATTATTATTTGTATGCTGAACACCTAATTGTATCCGTGTACAATTGTACCTGCGAAAATTAGCGATCTCAGCAATATTAATAGTATCAGGACGCGTTTCTAAGGTAAGTCCAATAATATGAATTTTTGATGTCTCATTTATTTCAATCTCTTCTTCTAATGTTTTCTTATTACGCTTTGGTTCATTATCAAAATAAATATTTGCGGAATAATATAATTCAGTTATAAAGCGTTCTTGATAATTTAATGGATATTCGCTCCATGTTCCTCCTAAAACAATAATTTCTAATTTATCTGGAATATGTCCCATATTAATAAGTGTTGATATACGTGAATTCATTTGCTTTATTGCATCAAAATCATTAGCATTTGCTCTCAATACAGCTGGTTCCGAATATAAATAACTTCTAGGTTGTGCTACCCAATTATTTCCTTCATGAGCTGGTTCATTAGGGCAATACGCACAATCATGTTTACATGAAAAACGTGCTGTTTTAATTTCACCATCTTCATTAATATATTGTGGATGCGCAGAAGTTAAAACAGTAATTACAAGAACGCCTGAATTTGATTTACATTTTTTTTTGGTTATAAGATTACGTAATTGTTGATTCTCTAAATTAAGATACTTATATATTTTAATAAACTCGGCATTTGAAATAGTATATTTATATTTTTTTTGAATATTCTTTTTGAATTTGTCAATATCATTGTTTGTTTTAAAATTTTCAATATTATTTTCAAATTCACTAGCTATTCTTTCCATTAATTCATTAAAAATATGATTTTCTTTGTATTCTTTATGATTATTACTATGAATATCTTCTATATCTGTTATTATTTTAGATGGTTCATCAATAGAAAATGAAAATATATTAGAAAGTGATTTAATAATATTCATATTATGTTATTAATTTAAATATAAGTTAAATCATTTTTTAATTAAATTTGTTCAGTTATATATTATATATAATAAAAAATTGATTATACAAGTTGATAACAATAGTCAAAGTAAGCACCTAACAAAGAAAGAATAAAGAAAGAACAAAAAGCATAAAAGAAGCAATAGTATGTTTAAATTTCCTTATCATCACGAAGAACCAAAAATTGTTTTTGATAAGATTTATGGAGAACATGATATTTATTATTATTCAATGCGTATTCTAAGCAATCATCTTACTAATTTAGAAAAATATCAAGGAATATATACAATTGACCTAGATAATGCGGACGATTATTGTAAATTAGAGATGAATATTAATGATAGAATTATTATTACTAAACATGAATTACCAAATGAAAATGTAGTATACAAGATAATTAGGAGCATCAAAAGTGAGCATTTCTTGAAATTTATTAAATCTTATTGTAGAAATAATAACATTTCTTACACTACTAATCTTAACTATATTGATACGAGAAAATTCTTAGCATATGCTTGTATTGAACTCATTAATATTTATAAAAATGATATGATTAATGGATGGATAGATAATAAATGGAAAAAAGTTGAAAGCCCGCAATGTAAATCTTATAATTTATAAATAACTATTAAAAATCCTTAGTTAAGTGAGTGAGACACAGCTAAGGATTAGTAGTAAAAATAATAGCATATATATTTATATATTTTTATATTTATCAAAAAGTCTTTGCATATTTCTTTCAAATTTTTTTTGTAAAATAGCATCGGTTGATGAAATAGCATCTCTTTTTAATAAAGACTCTCTTTTTGAAAAGACTTCTTTTTTTAATAAATACTCTTTTTTTGAAAGGTCATCTCTTTTTTGTATAAAACGTTTCTTTAATTTATTAAAATAATTTTTTAATAACATAAGCATTTTTCAATGATATATATTATTAATATTTGGCATCATTTTTTTATATAAATCTTTAATTATAATTAAATTGTGGTGAAATATCTTCATATATTACCATTTCGTCAGAAGGTATAAGCTTAATATTATATTCATTTGCCCAATTTTTAATAGTTTCAGTATTAAATAAATAATCATCATCGTTATATTCGTCAGAATATAAACTAATCATATTATATCTATACATTTTACTAATGTACGCAAACATTAATCTTTAATTGTTATAATAGCTTATATATTTATTTATATATTTATATATATATTTATATTTATATATTTAATGTTCTAGCATTTTTTCGTGGTCTTCCTACGCCTCTTAATATTTTAATGTCTGCGGCATCTTCAATAATAGATGTTATTTCTTCATCGCTTACAGATAAAGTTTCAATATTATTATCAGAATTATCTATTGAAATATTATTATGAACATTATTGATAATATTTTCAATATCAGATACTGGTTTACGTCTTAATTCTGTTATATTAGGAGATTGTCTATTTACATTATTAGATTGCGATGCCATAGTAGGTTGCATAGACATATTTGATACAGGTGAATTTAATGAACTAAATAAGCTACTAACCATATTAAATAAACCACCACTATTATCACTTACATTATTAGCATAAGTATTATTCATAGGAATATTTTGCGCTGATGAAGGAGGAGGATAATTATTACCACCTCCCATCATATATTGTTTTGCGGCTGCTTGTTGAAATTGCTTCATTAATTCAGGGTCAGATTTTAATACATTTTCAACATTTGGCATTGGTTGTTCTTTAAACATCCTACTTGTTAGATGAAACATAAAAGCACTTCCTGATAATGCTATAAATAATCTTACCTCAGGAGCCATTTTTTTACCGGTCGCCTTATATTTATAATGTAATTCTTCAAATATATCATCATAATCGTTAATATTCTCATTAACTTGCTCAGACCATCCATCTAATTTTATTGCGAAAGGGTCATATCTACTATTCATATATTCAGTTCCAGAAATAAAGGCCATTAACATTTTTTGCTGAAATCTTACACTTCCATCAAGCTCTTTTTCACGTATCAAGCGATTATATTCAGTTCGCATTTCCTCTAAGTCGGAATTCATATTAAATTTAAAAGGAATCTTAAACCCCTTTGCCTCTAACCTATCTAGTTGGTAAATAATCTCTCTTTTCTCATTCAATTCATTTAAAATAATTTCTTTTGCACTTAAATGTTTATGTTTAGATTTTCCTTTGCTATATTCTCCATCTTCATCATCATCATATTCTTCATCATCTTCTTCATCATCTTCACCATCGTCTTCATCATCATCTTCGCCATCATCTTCGTCGTCATCATCATCATCATCATCGTCATCCTTGTTATTTTTAGAATAACCATGATTTTTATTTGAAAAATTACTTACATTATTAGATTTCTTATTGTGAATACTGCTAGCTATACTGCTATTTTCACTCTCTTCATTATGTTTTGATTTTTTAGATACACTTTTATTTTTATATATATTTTTCATATTTTTCATATAAGCTGATTTGTCATAATCACCATTAACTGAACTGGCTCTTGATGAAGAACGAGATGATGAGCGAGATGACATAGAAATAACATCGTCACTAATCTTATTTCTATTAAATAATGTATTATCATTCATAAAATTATTTTGAGACACTCTATTTTGCTTATTTGGTATATTAAAACCCATCTGTTTATTACTAAACGTATCTCTACTCAATTCAATTAAATCATCATTTATATTATTAAGATTTAATGTTGTCATATTATATATTTAATTGAATATCAATTGTTTATATAATATTAATAATTTTTAATTGTATATAAATACGCACATATAATATATGCGACTATTTTATTGTAAGCACTTTTTAATCCATGTATTGAAAAATAACTTGCTAGATTTTTTATATTTTTCAGGATGAAATTGAACTCCTAATATATTTTTTTTATAATTATACGCAATCATTATTTTATTATTAATTTTTTTAATAATCTTAAAGTGTTTAGGAACCTTTACTATATAATCTGCGTGGATAAAATAATACTTATTTTTAGGAATATAAAATGGTTCTGTAATGCGAAAACTATTATTATATATCATATACCCGCACTTAGAAGATTTTATAAAAGAATGCCTTCCAAATTTATGAATTAAATATTGAAAACCATAACATATCGCTAATATTGGTATATTAGAATTTAAAATACTTTCATCTATATGTGAATACACCTTGTCTCCTACAAAATAATCTGAACCTGTTATTATAATACCTGCTATTTTCTTATTTTTTAAAGTGTTTTTAATACCACTTATATCATTCCATTTTTTGAATATTATTTTACATCCTTCTAATCCATATAAAAATCTTTTTTTAAAACGCCTATGAAATACTTGATCTTTATACATATTAATAATTAATATAATCATTTGATAATACTATACTATATACAATAGTATATTATACTATATCTAATAACATATAAAAGAATATTAATTAATATATAAAATATGAAAATTCTCTTTTTTGGTAGCAGAGGATGGATTGGAAAACAATTTGGAGATTATTTAAATAATAATGGAATAACATATATTAGCACAGATGTACGCGCTGATGATGAAAAAGCGGTTGAAGCAGAAATTAAATTATATTCACCAACACATATTATATCATTTATTGGAAGAACACACGGCGAAGAATATAATACTATTGATTATCTTGAACTACCAGGAAAACTGACTGATAATATTAGAGATAATTTGTATTCACCATTAATACTTTCAATCTTATGCGAAAAATATAATATTCACTATACATATTTGGGAACAGGTTGTATATTTAGTAGTGATGACCCAACAAAGACATATATAGATGATGATGAAAAACCAAACTTTTTTGGTTCATCATATTCAATTGTTAAAGGATTTACAGACAGACTTCAACATATGTATTCAAATAATACTCTTAACTTGCGCATTCGCATGCCAATAGTTAATTTTGAGCATCATAGAAATTTTCTTACTAAAATTTTTAAATATAAAAAAATTTGTTCTATGCCAAACTCTATGACAGTATTAGAAGATATGTTTCCAGTAATAATGGATATGATTATCAAAAATACTACTGGAACATTTAATCTTGTTAACAAAGGGCTCATCGAACATAATGATATATTAGAAATGTATAAAGAACATGTTGATACATCATTTACATGGGAAAATTTTAGCATAGAAGAGCAGGATGCTACATTATTGTCAAAACGCTCAAATATACAATTATCAACAGATAAGCTATATGCGCTATATCCTAATATTCCTGATATTAAAACGTCTGTTGAAAAATGTATTACTCAATATCATAAAATTGAATAAAATAATGAAAACCCAAAATATTTATATATTATATTAAATAGAATTAAGTAGATATAGATAAATGGCGACCTATACAAAATGCGGGAAAGTAAAAATAAATAATATGAATAAAATGATATATATGAAAGACACAAAATTATACGTAATATGTCATGGTAAAAAATTAAATATTGTTAAATATATTCATTCTCTTCTTCACAAGACTAAGTAATAATAAATAATAAATAATAAATACATTTTAGATTCTAATAAGTTTTTCAAACCTGCTAATGTATTCATCAATTGAACCATTATTAATCATAATTATATCATAAGGTATATTTGTATATTCTACCTCTGATATATGAGGTTCTTGCTCTTTTGTACGATGCTTAGAAGGTCTTATGACTCTAATAATCATTTTATCTTTGTGCGCTACGTTTGATAGATTGGCTAACATATCATATTCGTGAATAAAACGAAGGTCACTAATAACAAACTTCTTGCCTTCTTCCGCATTTTCTATATGATTTTTCAAAGTATTCGCAAAGAAGTTTCTCTTTATATTTGGCAATAATTCCTGTATTTTTTCTTGCATTACTTCAGTTCCAAAGAATTGTAGCGCTGCTCTTGGTGTAATTCCCCATCTTTCATCAATAATATCCTTTTTATCGGTCCCTTCATCTTCACCAATACCTACTTGGTCATCTTCAAAATTAAATAATTTTTTAACCACAAGTTTTAAAGGATCCGCAAAAGCCAATCTTTCATAATTATATTTTTTAACTAAATAATCAGCTAACACATCTTTTCCGCTTCTCTTGGCACCGCAAATAGCAATAATCTTTGGCATATTAGACATTATTATGTAAATGTTATAATTAATACTTTTATATATTATTTTTACATTATCATTTTTTTTATATAATTAAAAATAAAAATTGATATTTAAGAATTATTTATTAATTAAATACAACTAATAATGTTTTCTAATCATTGCTGGGATATTCTGGATATTTATTTCCAAAAGGGTGGTTCCCCTGAATCATCTAATCAACTTGTAAAGCATCAAATTGATAGTTATAATAAGTTTATAGACAATACATTGGGACAAATTATTGGTGGTTTTAATCCAATTAAGGTTAAAATTACAAATCAAAAACCAGAATTGCCTGATAATACTTATAATATATCTATAAATATCCTTCAACCTAGCATTGTGAAACCAAGTTATCAACTTCTAGATGGAACACAAAATATTATGACACCATATATTGCGCGCATGAATAATATGACATATTCAAGCGGTATATATGTGAACGTTCATATTTCCACAGAAATTACAAATAAGAATGGGATGACAGAAAAATTTGATAAAACAGTTAATGGTGTATATATTGGAAAAATTCCCATTATGGTTCGTTCAAAATTATGCGTTCTTAGCCAGATGCAAGGAATTTGTGAAGAGAATAAAAATGAATGTATATATGATTTTGGTGGCTATTTTATTGTAAATGGAAATGAAAAGGTTTTAATTTCACAAGACCGAATCAATGAAAACAAGGTTCTCGTTTTTCATCCTAATAATAATGCCGAAGGTTTATATGCTGAAATTCGCTCTATGTGCGATTCAACATATCTGCCACCTAAAACAACTTGCTTAAATATGAGCGGGAAATTAAATCATATGGGGCGTATCATTCGTATTAATACATCATTTATTAGGTCGGAGGTTCCTGTCTTTATAATATTTCGTGCTCTTGGGATTATTAGTGATAGAGAGATAATCAGTCATATCGTATATGATACAGACAAGGAGAAAAATCAACGTATTATTAATGAACTCATGGCATGTTGCGAAGATGCCTGTGATATTAATACGCAAGAACAAGCAGAAAATACTCTTATCAAGATTATGATTGGTGTTAATAAAAATAATGATCACGAAACAAATAAAAAGCAACTTCATAATAATCTTCTAAATGATTTTCTACCTCATGTAGGCAAGTCTTATAGACGCAAAGCTCTGTATGTTGGTTATATAATTCGTAAAATGATCCGCATATATTTAGGATATGATACATATGATAATCGTGATTCATATATTAATAAACGCGTAGATACACCAGGAGTATTAATGAGTAATTTGTTCAGACAATGTTATGGGAAAATGACCAAGGAGCTCAAGATCGCCATTGAGAAAGAACTTAATTTATGGCGCGGTAATGCGAATATTCCAATATCTAATATTATTTCTGATATAAGTATTCATAGATTTTTCAAACAATCTCTTCTAGAATCATGGATTAAATATTCGCTTTCTACCGGAAACTGGGGTATTAAAAGTATAGGTACCTTTCAAAATATTAAACAAGGTGTGTCACAAGTTCTTAATCGTATGTCTTATGCCAGTACATTATCGCATTTAAGACGCATTAATACTGCAATGGAAAAAAATGGAAAACTTGTTCAACCGCGTAAATTAGATAATTCGCAAATTGATATGATATGTCCAGCTGAAACACCAGAAGGTAGCTCAGTAGGTCTAGTTAAAAATATGGCTCTAAGTACGAATATATCTATTGCGATGAATAGCACACATGTTCGCAGAATTTTGGTAACATTAGGAGTTGTTATTTATGATGATACATATAATATGTCAAACAGTGAAAGATCACCTATTGAATATTTGAAAAATATGGGTAGTGAAGATAATGTATATATTATGGTTAATGGTGATATTATAGGTTATTATAATAATCCTGATAAGTTATATTTGACTTTGAAGCATTATAAACGTAGTGGTATTATAAGTCCAATGACTTCAATTGTGTGGAATATACAGAAGTCATGTATAATTATTAGCACAGAAGCAGGAAGAATGTACATACCTCTATATATTGTAGATATTGACCCTAAAACTAATAAGCGCGTATTACGAATTGAAAGAATATTAAAAAGGAAAAATATTAGTTGGAAAGAGTATATTGCTGATAAACATTTCAATTATTTTATAGTCCCAAATGAAGTATCTAAGAATCAAGATGACCCAGAAAGTTATCTAGACGAAGAAGGATTTATTGAATATATGGATTGTGAAGAAATAAATAACGCAATGATTGCAACTTTCCCAACAGACTTAGATGAAGGACTAAAAGGAACTGCTTTGCCTCCATTTTATACTCATTGCGAACTTCATCCTAGTTTAATGAATGGTATTTTAGGTGTCAATATTCCATTTAGCGACCATAATCAATCGCCTAGAAATTGCTATCAATGTGCTATGGGTAAACAGGCACTTGGAGTATATATGAGTAATTTTAACAAGCGTATAGATACTATGGGAAATATTTTGAATTATCCTCAAAAATCTCTTGTATATACTAAATTATCTAAATATACTATGGCTCATAAATTACCATCAGGTGTAAATGCTATCGTAGCTATTATGACGCATACCGGATTTAATCAGGAAGATAGTATAATGGTTAATCAATCGGCGCTTGATAGGGGTTTATTTACAAGCACATATTATAAAGCAATGCGAGATGTATGTAATAAAAATCATAGCACAGGAGAGGAAGAAATATTTACAAATCCTACAAATATTTCATCACAGAAACCATATTCCTATGAAAAATTAAATGAAGATGGGTTTGTATCTAAAAATACATATGTAAATGGGAGTGATGTTATTGTAGGCAAGGTTATGCCTAAGAAGGCAAATGGTGTAATTACATATCAAGATAGTAGTTTAACTATGAAAGCAAATGATGATGGATATATTGATATGAACTATAATGGTATTAATAGTGAAGGATATAAGTTTTGTAAAGTTCGTATTCGCAAGAATAGAAAACCAGAGATTGGTGATAAATGTGCTAGTTGTAGTGCTCAAAAAGGAACTATTGGTATGATATATAGACACCAAGATATGCCATTTACAAAAGACGGAATTGTTCCTGATATTATTATGAATCCGCACGCAATTCCTTCTCGTATGACAATTGCCCAATTAATGGAATCTATTATGGGAAAAGCATGTTGTAATATTGGAGCATTTGGAGATTCAACTCCCTATACTGATTGCTCAGTTGAAGGAATAACAAAGGTTCTTGAAATGTCTGGTATGGAAAAATATGGAAATGAAATATTATATAATGGGCGAACAGGAGAACAAATACATACTGATATATTTATTGGTCCAACATATTATCAAAGATTGAAGCATATGGTTTCTGATAAAATTCATTGTCTTACCGAAGACCATGAAGTATTAACAAGTGATGGCTGGAAGTTTATTAATAATATTACAACAGATGACAAAGTAGCAGTTCTCAAAGATGATAAACTCGTTTATGAAAATCCTATGGAAGTACACAAATACCCAGAATATTCTGGAACAATGTATAATATTAGTAATTCACAAATTGATTTAAATGTTACAAAAGAACACAAAATGTATGTAAAGCACGAAAATAATCAAGACTATATATTGGAGAAAGCTGTTAATATTATTGGGAAATTTGTAAGATATAAAAAAGATTGTGTATGGGATGCGCCGGACTTTCAGTTTGTCATTCCTTATAGCAATAAGCCCATTAATATGGAGGCGTGGTTGCGATTCTTTGGCTCATGGATTACAAGAGATTGTTGCGACAAGATTATGTTACAATTTGGTTCACATAATAATACAGATGATACTCAAAATATATTAAATTATTTATCTAATATCTATACGGATACATTGCGTATGCCTGAATGGGTTTGGAAGTTAAGTAGCAAACAAGTAAAAATACTGATGAAGTCAATGATAGAAACTAATATGGCATTAGGACATTCTAAATATGAAAATATGTTCTGTACTACTCATGAAAGCTTAGCAGATGATATGATGAGGTTATGTATTCACGCTGGTTGGAGTGGTATTAAAAGTATTTACAAGGAGAATATCTGGAAAATTACTATAATTAAAAATAAAAATAGACCTTATGCTAATGCGAATAATATTCACAGGGAGAAACAACATTGCGAACGCGTCTATAATTATAATGGACCTGTTTATTGTGTTAGTGTATCAACAGAAGTATTTATGGTTAGACGTAATGGCAAATCAGTATGGACTGGAAACTCACGAGGTTCTAATGGTCCGATTGTTATGCTAACAAGACAACCGAGCGAAGGACGCGCAAGGTCAGGTGGATTGCGATTAGGAGAAATGGAAAGGGATTGCTTTATTGCTCATGGAACATCTAATTTCCTTGCGGAGAGGATGCTTCATGTATCAGATAATTATAGGGTGTTTATTTGTAAAAAATGCGGTATGCATGCTAATGTTAATACTGAAAAAAGTATATATAGTTGTAAATATTGTAAAAATAATACTGATATCGCACAGGTTAGGATGCCATATGCGTTTAAATTATTGAATCAAGAATTATATACAATGAATATTATGATGAGATATGTTTGTAATTAAAATTATTATATAAAATAATAAACTTATATACATACATATATATATTATGAAAATATATAATATTAATAATTATTTCAAAATTTTTATTTTATTTTTAATTTTTTATATTGGGAGTGGTCATAATAGTAAATCAATAGTTAATAAAAACATATGTAAGCAACTAAACAATAATAAATATCTTTCATCTAGTAAAAATATGGAATACTATATGTGTAAAAATAATAAGCAAAATTATTATAATACATCAGCTGTATTATCTAAGAATATATTAAGAAAATATATCTTTGTATTAAATATTCTAGTAATTTATATAATATATATAAACATTTAATATAATCATAATATAATATAATATGTTTGATAATCATAAATTATATAAAATATTAGGAGTTGATCAAAGCGCTTCAAGCGAAGATATAAAGAAGGCATATAAAAAGCTTGCGATGGAACATCATCCAGATAAGAACAAGGACAATATTGCCGCAGCTGAGGAAAAATTCAAAGAAATATCAGCAGCATATAATGTGCTTAGTAATGAAAGTGAACGCGCAAAATATAATGAGGTAGGAGATAATAATTATAATAATGGTTCAGGTGGTGGCCATGAAGGAAATAGAAATCCGCATGATATTTTTGAAGCATTTTTTAGAGGCAGAGGTGGTCCTTTTGGTGGCGGCATGCATCATTTTGAGGAAGAAATGTTTTCATTCGGTGCTGGTGGTAATAATGGTAATAGACCTCCTAAAAAAGCTGCGTCATTAGAGAAAACATTTATTTTCAGTCTTGATGATATATATGAGGGCATTAATAAAGATTTGAATATAAATGTACGTAAATATTGTACTAATTGTAATAAAAAATGTAGTAAATGCGATGGACGTGGTATATTTCAGCAGATAAGAAATCTAGGACCATTTCAACAAATATTTCAAGGTCAATGTGATAATTGTGGTGGTTCTGGAATAACAACAGAATCAAACATTGAATGTAAAATATGTTGTGGCAAAGGTTTTTTTAGCAAAGATAATAAAGCGACATTAATTATTCCGAAGGGCATAGATGAAAATTATAAAACAGCATTTCCTGAATTAGGTGAGCAACCAAGAGTACCAAATGTTAAAGCAGGAGATTTGATAATTAATATTAAAATTGAAGAACATAAACATTTCATTAGAAAAGGAAATGATTTATATTTTAAAAAAGATATTTCATTTATTGACTCTATTCTAGGAAAAGATATTGTAATACCTTATTTTAAAGAAAAAATAAATATAAATACAAATATATTTGGTGTTATATCAAATGGTAAAAATTATTTAATAGAAGGGAAAGGGATGCCAATATTAAATACTTTGAATAAAGGAAATATGTTTATTGAGTTTAATATCAATTATCCTAAGATTAAAAACAAAGATAAGTGTGATGAGCTAAAAGTATTGCTTAACGAAGTATTTTATTTGTAATCTAATAATCCATATTTTTTTTATTTTCAATAGCATATAATATATTATATATAGGGTCTAAATTAATATTATCATTATATCCATATTTTTTAATAAAGTTTGCTAATAAAATAGAATTTTCATCTGTTAATCTTTTATCATCATTTGATGTTATATAATATTTATATTTTTTAGTTGCTAATTTTTTCTTATCAAAATTATATGTTATTTGTGTGTCTTTATTATAATAATCAATAAATTTTTTTTTCTTTTCCTCTAAGTCAAATATAGAGAACGCATTGCTAATTTTGCTAATAGTATCAGTCGGAGCAAATAATAAGGGAGAAATTATATTTTTATCTCCAAAAGTTATATTTGTTTCTTCCTTAATAAAGTTATATTCTAATCTTAATATATAATCTTTTAATATATTATTAGTATTGTTAACATGAACAATATATATATTATATATATATGAATTATCGTTATCATTAATATTGAAATCTATAATATCATTAATATCAGTGCATCTAGTCATTTTACTAGCTATACGATATACATAATCACGATATAATATATATAATATTATAACTATTAAAATTAAAAAAAGGATATTTATAGCTATTTGATATTTTGATATTTGATTATCAGATATATAAGATAGTTCGTTTATATAATTTTCTGAAATTTCTTCTATATTTACAAATAATGTATTAATATCATTAACAATATGTTTAGTATCACCCATATAATGTCTTAATTATATATTATATATTAATATTATATGATATATAATGTCTTAATTATATATTAATATTATTTTTTTGATGTGTCTTAGAAAAAATAATATAATCTATTATTGTAATAGGATAATTTGAGTTATTTGAAAATTCTTTTGTAAACTTAATTAGTTCATCTGTTGTATATGAATGTATAATATTATAATTTTTGTTTACCGCATAATACTTGTAATTATTACTATTTATTTTTGTGCTAATATCCTCAATAATACCATAATTCATTATATTTAAATTATAATACATGTATTTAAAAGTATCAATAAATTCCTTGTTATTATTTAATTCTAATGCTTTTTTACCATCTTCCGAATTTATTAATAGAGAATATTCAATAGCAGTCTCATTATATGCTAGTAAATCATCGTTTTTTTTTGATATTCTTGCTTTTTTATTTAAGAATTCCTTTTTTTCTTCTAATTTCTTTATATCATCTAGAATATCTATATAATCATTTTTTCTATGAATAAAAATATTTTCTTCATTATCAGTTTTGCCATATTCTATATTTGTTGTCATATTATTAAAGTTGTAAGTAATTTTAATAATAAAATCAGCAGGTTTCTTGATATTATTTGTATTTATAATAATTATATTATAAATATATGGTGTTTCACTATAATAAAGTTCATCTATAATTTTAGAAATATTATTACATTTTGAATATTTTTTTGCTTTTTTATATATTATATCCCAATACGCAAATATACAAATCATAATAATAATACATAAATATAATACGGAATATATTAGTCTATATATATCTTTTTTATGAGTTATAATATTAATAAGTTGACATTGAAAATTACTCATTCTTTGAGTTATAATATTAAATTGAGAATCGCTCATTTTTATATATTATTCTTAATATAATATATTAATTTAAATATTAACATATCCCATATTTGTCTTGATTGTGCTTTCCAAATCAAAATTTGTTTGTAAAAAATCATCATAACTAATCTGTTCAGTTGGTAGCGCTATTTTCATTGTTCTATATTTATCAGCTTCCTCTCTATGTTTTATTGATTTAAATGAACTTGTATAAAATATATCGCTCTTTTTATCTTCACTAAAATCATTTGAAAAATCATAATCAATATGATGCTGTTTTTTTTTATCAACAAATGTCTCCTTGTTATCAAATGACTCTGTACATCTTTGTTGCGCTTCTTCATATTGTTCAGGTGTTAAAACAGATTTAAAAATATTAAGCACAAATTTTTGAACATCTTTGTTTTTATCTAAAAATGTTTTTTCAAAGAACCATTTAAAAAATCCCATCTCATTTAATTCTTTCCATGGTTGTATTTGTTCAAATGGATTAGGGATAAAAAATACAATTTTATTTATAGTTACTCCTATTATCCACAATATAAGTATTATTACTAAGCACATAGTAACAATAGCTAACCATAAATAATATCCGATATGTAAAGGATAAAAATTTATAGCGCGATATGTTATATTAGGTATTATCATGGCAGGTTGTTTCATTCCAAATACATAATCTCTAAAATCTCCAAAAACAGTATTAATCAATGGTAATCTAGATATAAATGATAAGATTTCAATTATATAAAACGAAAATAATATAATTAATATAATTAAGGTTATATATATTATTAAATATATAAAATTATTTTTCATAGCTATTTAATATATTAATAGATGATTTATAAATAAATTTTCTTCTTTTTAAATATATCATAATAATTTCTATTTAATTTTAAAGTGCTTTTGTAATAAATAAATATTATATTGTTGCATATATCATCATATATGTCGGCGTCATCGCATCTATCAAAATATTCGTTAAATATATCCATAATATTATCTTCAAAATATTCATCAGTACCGTTCAATATATTTTTGTATTCTTTAATAATTTTTGATTGAAAAATGTAAATATTTGGTTCATCAATAATATTCTTAATAATAATATTTTTTTCAAAAAACTCATTTATATTATCATAGAAGGTCATTTTTCTTCAAGAATATTTCAAATAAAATATTTTTTATATAAATTATCAATTTTTTAAATATAAATATAAAAGGAGAACAATTTTATTATTTACATTTACTTATATAAAAATTGATAATAGTTATATAATATAAAAATAACTTAATATATATTATTATGTCTGGCAAAAAGGTTTGCATTAATAGCAATTCTTCATATTATACAGGTAAAGAACAATCTCCATTACATTTTGGATTATCAGCAGAAGGTTATGATATTAATGCTATTATGGAAGGTTATGATAAGGAACTGTGGATTGTTGAAGTAAGAAATAATAAAAAGGTATGGACTAAGAAAGATCATATTAATAAGATGACATATGAGAAACCATTAATAAGCGAATCAAATGACATATCAACTAATAACAATGAAAATAATAATGTAGATATTTTGAATACACAAGATAATACTCCTATTATTAATTCTTCTGCTAATGACCCTATCGCAATAAGTATTAGCAACCCAAATAATGAAGATAAAAATAAAGACAAATCAAGTAAAACAATAAAACCAACTGATTATACCTTGTTTATAACATATCGTATCCATCAAATGAAAGATATATCAAATGATAATAAAAAAAATTATGATTGTGCAAGGCATGAATGGAAAGAATATAAAAACAAACCAAATGAATTAAAAACAATAATGATAGAAGCAAATAACTTTTCAAAAGTAAATTCTAAAATTAATAAAAAATGATTAATTATTATTTAAATATTAAATATTATTAAATATAATTAATGAATACTATTTATTTTAATAAGAATAATATTATTCTTATCGATAGTAGTTATTATGTATTTCATAGATATTTTGCTACGTATAGATGGTTTTCTTTTCAAAATATAAATGTTAGCATTGATGATATTATTAATAACAATATATTTATTAATGCTTTTTATAAACATATTAATAATGATATTAAGAAATTATGTAAAAAATGGAATACTAATAAAGAAAATATAGTATTTTGCGTAGATTGTCAGAGAGCAGAAATATGGAGAAATGACATATATAATACTTATAAAGCTACAAGGACGCAAAAAAATAATTTCAATAAAAAAATATTTAGCATATTTAATGAATATATTAATTCATTAGGTTTTAAATATATTTCACAAGATAGATTAGAAGGCGATGATGTTATTTATTTATCTCAAAAAATGATTAAAGCACATTTGGAATTATTTAAAAATAATGATATTGACATTATTATTATAACAAATGATAACGACTTTCTACAACTTGTTGATACGCATGTTCATATATACAATATGCAGTTCAAAGAACTTATGAAGCGTGGTTTAAATAATCCTAAACTTGATCTATTATTTAAGGCAATTTATGGAGATAAAAGTGATAATATACCAAAAATTGGTTCAGGTATAACTAAGGAAAAAGCATTAATGCTATCTAATATGCAAGAAGATGAAAGAGAAAAATATATTAAAGATAATGGATACGAAGATAAATTTTTATTAAATATGAAACTAATCTCTTTTGAAAATATACCTAATGAATATACAGAAAAATTTAGTAATAATATTAAAATGATTTTAGAATAATGTTAAAGCATTATAATGCTATTATTAGATATATATCTGTTCTATTTTTTTAATTTTGAAATAAAAAATGATTATTTGTGTTTCTACAACAATTAAAACCCTAACAAGACAACAAGACAACAAGACAACAAGACACTAACCTTCAAGTAAAAATATGGCAACATATTTAACTAGTACTAAAAATAAATTAACTATCCGCGCTATTATAAATGATAAGGACAATAATACTATTTATAAAGTGAGAGGTCTACATATGAAAGACTTGTATACAGTAAAGAAAGAGTATACGAATGATTCATTACAAAAATTAGAATTTTATTTTAATAATTATATTTGTGAAAATCGTACCACAAAAACATTTGATAATAAATATTACTATACATGGCTTCAAAAAAAAGATATCAAAAAATTTGTAAGTAGGTTACTGTTTTCAGATATAGAAAGCTATATTTATATGATAGGGTATCCAAAATCACTTCAAATGTATGAGATATTTACAAACGAAAAAATAGACTTTGATATTTTGAAAACAGAAGAGGGACATAAAAAACTGTTCGCAGGTATATTGTCTGGCATCTTTACTATGAAAGATAACATAGATATGAAAGTAGTAGAAATTAAGACATTAGCAAATATTGCTAATAATGAAAAAATATATATAATAGATGGAAATATATATAATAAAGACGGTTCAAAATCTGAATGGAATATGAATTAATTGAATAAGTAATATATTTGTCTTTCTTTATTATGTAATACATTTTTTATACTTCTAATTTTTTTATACTATCTATTTTATTTTTTTCTAAATTTGATAAATAATACCATGATTTTTTCTCAGGTTCCCATCGGCATCCCAGTTTTTTAACAGCATCTTTATTTTTAAAAGGTATCTTCACATATACTTTTTTATGTATTTCAATATCTACACCTGTATCACTTGCTATTTTTTCTTCATTCACCTCATTATTTGCTGACATTATTTCAATATCTAGAATAGCCGTCTTGTTTGCTTCTGATATGTTATCCTCGTAATACCACTTATTACAATGAGTATCCCATTTTGCTCCTAATTTTTTAATAGCATCCTTAAACTCATATTTAATATTAATATAATGTTTGGGATATTGTGTTTTTATATTTGATATTAATGTATTATCTAAATTTTCAGTTACAATAACTCCCAGAGCCAAATTTGCTAATCTATCTGCTTCCGCATTTCCAATAGAATGTTCATCGGTTAAACCAGTATGTGCCTTAATATGAAACAATTCAATTTGTTTTTTGAAAGGTTTATATATTTCGCGAATTCTTTGAATTAATTTTAAATTAGGTGGCACAGTTCCTGTTGTTGTCTTCCATTCATTCTTATATAATTTATCACCATAATTACCAGCACATTTAATTACATATTCTGAATCTGTATATATATTGATTTTTATAGTTGAAGATTGAATATTTAATTTATCATATACTATTTCAATTGCGCGAATTAAAGCTGTTAATTCACCAGTATTATTACTTTGCTTTCCTAAAACACGTGCATATTCATTTCTTTCATCATCTTTTTTAAAATATACTCCATAACCTGCTTGTGCGTTAGGATTGCCATTGTTAATACAAGAACCGTCAATATAAATATTGATTATATTGTTAACTTCGCTCATTTTTAATATTTAATATCTATATTATATTATCAATTTTTATAAAATGCTTTGAATTTACAAAAAATAATATATCTGTGTAAACTTAGTAATATATATATATATATATATTAAATATTATAATTATAACAATGATTAAGTGTATTAATAGTAATATTGAAATATATAGTGGTGATAATTACGATTATAATAGTTGGAGAATTATTAATAATAGTGGGTCATTTAATATATTTAATAATTTTAATAATAGTATTGATTTTTGTATATTACCACTTGGTAATATAGGTATTGGAAATACTAATCCAACATCAAAACTAGATATTGCTGGTGTGGTTAATATAAGCGGAATTGCTACAATAAGTTCTAATGTACAAATACTAGGAACAGCTGATATTACTGGTTTAATTACATCAAGCGGTGGTATATCCGCAACAACAGTAAGTATATCAGATAATCTAACTGTAAATTCAGAATCTTCAACAACACCTATATCACAAATAGGAAATAATGTTGATGAAAGAAAAAATTTATATTTTATTGGTGGGGGAATATCTAGAATAGGAATAGGAAGTAAGTCTCCAAATTATGCTCTTGATATCATTGGTAATGTTAATATTACTGGTATTTATAAAAGAAACAATAGAGATATAATTAGTGATATATCTGATAATGTGCTATCACTTGTAAATAGCACCTCTAATTATGTGTTATATACAAGTAATATCTTGATTACAAAAGTTGATTTGACTGATAGTAATAGTAGTAATTATGTTTTATCAACAAGTAATATTATCTCAAACAGGATTTCTAATTTAACTACTGACAGGATTATTCAAAATGTAAGTTCAAGTAATAAGTTTATAGTTAATAATATATATAATAATAATCTTTCTATTAATGGAGATTTATCTTTATTATATCCTGATAATAATTCACAATTAGTAAATGCGGTTAAATCATACCCATTGCTAGACCCATCATCTGTTAAATATATTGGAGAGGAAGGATATCTAAGTTTTACTTATAAGGGAAATCGACTAGATAGTATTTCTACAATTTATACTTTAACTACTGCGGTAGATATAAATATTGATATTTTAATTGTTGCCGGCGGTGGAGGAGGAGGGCACTCAGGTGGTGGTGCCGGAGGATTAATTTATAAATCAAATATAAACATAGGTGTTGGTAAATATAATATAGAGGTTGGAAGAGGTGGTAATAGTCTTTTAAAAGGCGAGAATTCGTCATTTTCATCATTATATACTGCTTTTGGTGGAGGTCGTGGTGTCAATAACCCTGACCCAGATTATATAAATTACAGAACTTTAAATGTTAATTTAAATGATGGAGGTTCTGGTGGTGGGGGGACAAACTATGAATATGAAGGTCTACAAGAAGCAAAAGGAGGTTATGGAGTAGGAGGTAATGGAGTAGAACGTCAAGGAAATAATGGTGGATATGGGTCCATCTCTCCAAATAATGGTGGTGGCGGCGGTGGTGCTGGAAGTCCAGGGTACCCATCAGTAGGTTTAACAGGCGGTAATGGAGGGGCTGGTCTTTTAATTAACATAACTGGTAGTCCAATATATTATGCTGGTGGCGGTGGAGCAAATGAAGGCATAGGCGGTGTTGGTGGTGGTGGAAATCAAATAATTGGAGAAGTTAATGGACAAGTTGATGGAGAAGAAAACACAGGTGGAGGTGGTGGTGGTACACAAGATGGTATCGGTGGTAGGGGAGGTTCTGGTATTGTAATTATAAAATATAGGTTATCAAAAGTATTGCAACCTGTAATTAAACTTATTAAAGGTATTGAAAATGATTCTAATACTGATTATAAAATATGTAATGACAATAATAATTTTAAAATCATATCATCAACATCAAATATAGATACTGAAATATTTGTTATTGATTCTTCAAATATAACATTAAAAGGAAGCTTAAAAGCAGCTTCTTATTTATCTGGTGATATTGATATATTACAAAGAATAAATGAAACTAGTAATATATTAACAGAAAAAATAGATTTAAATGACATTAATACTAGTAATTATGTGCAATCAACAAGCAATATCTTAGTTGCTAAGGCTGAACTTAATGATAAAAATAGTAGTAATTATGTGCTATCAACAAGTAATATCTTAATAGCTAAGGTAGATTTGAATGATAGCAATAGTAGTAATTATGTACTATCTACAAGCAATATTTTCTCTAAAATAATATCTTTATTAGATTGCAAATTAAAATTGTTAACATTAAAGGTAGAATTAAATAATAAAACAGCAAATGATTATGTGCTATCAACAAGTAATATCTTGATTACAAAAGTTGATTTGAATGATAGCAATAGTAGTAATTATGTTTTATCAACAAGTAATATCTTGATTACAAAAGTTGATTTGAATGATAGCAATAGTAGTAATTATGTTTTATCAACAAGTAATATTATTTCAAATAGGATTTCTAATTTAACTACTGACAGGATTATTCAAAATGTAAGTTCTAGTAATAAGTTTATAGTTGATAATATATATAATAATAATCTTTCTATTAATGGAGATTTATCTTTAATATATCCTGATAATAATTCGCAATTAGTAAATGCTGTTAAATCATATCCATTGCTAGACCCATCATCTGTTAAATATATTGGAGAGGAAGGATATCTAAGTTTTACGTATAATGGGAATCGACTAGATAGTATTTCTACAATTTATACTTTAACTACTGTTGTAGATATAAATATTGATATTTTAATTGTTGCTGGTGGTGGAGGAGGAGGGAACTCAGGCGGTGGTGCTGGAGGATTAATTTATAATTCAAATATAAACATAGATGTTGGTAAATATAATATAGAGGTTGGAAGAGGTGGTAATAGTCTTTCAAAAGGTTATAATTCATCATTTTCATCATTATATAATAACAGTAATTTTGAATATACTGCTTTTGGTGGAGGTCGTGGTGTCACTAACCCTGAACAAGATTACATAAATTACAGAGAATTCATAACTTTAAATTCAAATATTAATTTAAATGACGGAGGTTCTGGCGGTGGAGGGACAAACTATGAATACGAAGGTATACAAGAAGCAAAAGGAGGTTATGGAGTAGTACGTCAAGGAAATAATGGAGGAAATGGGTCCATATCTACTAATGATGGTGGAGGTGGTGGTGGTGCTGGAAGTTCCGGGGACCCCTCAGTAGATTTTGGAGGTGGTAATGGAGGGGCTGGTCTTCCAATTAACATAACTGGTAGTCCAATATATTATGCTGGTGGTGGCGGAGCGAATGAAGGAAGAGGTGGTATTGGTGGTGGTGGTGGAAATCAAAGTATTGGTAGAGAAGTTAATGGAGAAGAAAACACAGGTGGTGGTGGTGGTGGTACGCAAGATGGTAATGGTGGTAGGGGAGGTTCTGGTATTGTAATTATAAAATATAGGTTATCAAAAGTATTGCAACCTGTAATTAAACTTATTAAAGGTATTGAAAATGATTCTAATACAGATTATAAAATATGTAATGACAATAATAATTTTAAAATCATATCATCAACATCAAATATAGATACTGAAATATTTGTTATTGATTCTTCAAATATAACATTAAAAGGAAGCTTAAAAGCAGATTCTTATTTATCTGGTGATATTGATATATTACAAAGAATAAATGAAACTAGTAATATATTAACAGAAAAAGTAGATTTAAATGACATTAATACTAGTAATTATGTGCAATCAACAAGCAATATCTTAGTTGCTAAGACTGAACTTAATGATATCAATAGTAGTAATTATGTGTTTTCAACAAGTAATATCTTAATAGCTAAGGTAGATTTGAATGATAGCAATAGTAGTAATTATGTACTATCTACGAGCAATATTTTATCAGATATTATATCTTTATTAGATTACAAATTAAAATTGTTAACATTAAATGTAGCATTAAATGATAATAATAGTAGTAATTATGTGCTGACAACAAGTAATATATTGGTTTTGAAAGCGGACCTTAATGATCATAATAGTAGTAATTATGTGCTATCAACAAGTAATATCTTGGTAGCTAAGGCAGATCTTAATGACCATAATAGTAGTAATTATGTTTTATCTACAAGTAATATTTTGATTACGAAAGTTGATTTGAATGATAAAAATAGTAGCAATTATGTTCTATCAACAAGTAATATTATTTCAAATAGGATTTCTAATTTAACTACTGACAGGATTATACAAAATGTAAGTTCTAGTAATAAGTTTATAGTTGATAATATATATAATAATAATCTTTCTATTAATGGTGATTTATCTTTGATATATCCTGATAATAATTCGCAATTAGTAAATGCGGTTAAATCATACCCATTACTACCTCAATCATCTGTTAAATATATTGGAGAGGAAGGATATCTAAGTTTTACATATATAGAAACATCTTCGCGGTATGGTGATACTACATATACTTTAACAACAGCAGTAGATATAAATATTGATATTTTAATTGTTGCTGGTGGTGGAGGAGGAGGGAACTCAGGTGGTGGTGCTGGAGGATTAATTTATGGTTCGAATATAAACATAAATGCTGGTAAATATAATATAGAGGTTGGAAGAGGCGGTGATAGTCTTGGTGATGGCTATAATTCATCTTTTTCATCATTATATAATAACAGTAACTTTGAATATACTGCTTTTGGAGGAGGCGGTGGTGTCCGAAATGCTAGTTCGGTATACATAAATTACCTAACTTCAAATATTGGTGCAAGTGTAAATGATGGACGTGCAAATGATGGAGGTTCTGGTGGAGGAGGAACAAATTATAGTAGTAATCAAAATGAAGCTATTGTAGCTGTAAAAGGGGGTAATGGAGTAATAGGTCAAGGGAATAGTGGAGGATATGGGTCCGTATCTAGTGATGATGGTGGAGGTGGTGGTGGTGCTGGAAGTCCCGGGGACCCCTCAGTAGGTTTTAGAGGCGGTAATGGAGGGGCAGGTCTTTTAATTAACATAACTGGTAGCCCAATATATTATGCTGGTGGCGGTGGAGCAAATGAAGGTATAGGCGGTATTGGTGGTGGTGGTGGAAATCAAATAATTGGAGAAGTTAATGGACAAGTTAATGGAGAAGCAAATACAGGTGGAGGTGGTGGTGGTACGCAAGATGGTAACGGTGGTAGGGGAGGTTCTGGTATTGTAATTATAAAATATAGGTTATCAAAAGTATTGCAACCTGTAATTAAACTTATTAAAGGTATTGAAAATGATTCTAATACAGATTATAAAATATGTAATGACA